GCAGGAGCAGCTGGCCGACTGGCCGAAGGATGCCGAGCTGAACGAGGCCCGGACCCGTCACGGCGAAGTGCTGGATCAGCTGAAACCGAAGAAAAAAGAGTCTGCCCCGACTGTTGCCAATCCGGAAACGCCGGCGCAGAAGTCGCAACAGGATAATCTGCAGTCGTGGTCGCGCATTTCCAGCGGCCAGCGTCAGGCTTCGCAGAAAAATCTCGCAGAAATGCGTCGCATGCGTGCGCAGGCTGCACCGACTGATCGGTTTGCTGAGCTGGTGCGTCGTATCGAGTTCCAGAACCAGAGGGAAACCAGTAACCCGCAACGTGTTCTTGCGTCCCTACGTGCAGCTGAATTGAGCGGGCAGTACGACGCGAAAGGCATGCAGCTCGCACAGTGGCTTATCCGCCAGTACCCGAATGTGGCCCGTTCTCTGAACATCGAGATGAAACAGGGTAGTGATGATCTGCCAGCAGGTAACTATAACGTTCCGACGCGGTTGATCTCACTCTACAGCAACTACACGAACGAGCGCGGGCAGAACGTTGCCGGCACTGATGCTGTAACGGCCACACACGAAATCATGCACCATCTGGAACGTATGTTGCCCCGCGACGTGCAGGAGGCCATTGCCGAGCGCTGGTTCGACGCGATGAAAGCCCGTCTGGCTGAATACAAATCCGCTGGCCAGACCCGGAGAGGCGATCTGCTGGCTGACCTGGTGGCTGGTATGTATGGCGACCGGGCGGGGCTGGAGCGCGCACGTCAGGCCATGATGAGTGGTGAGCTGCCCGGGAGCGACTACCAGTTCGCATCTCCGTCTGAATATTGGGCTGAGAACGGCGCCCGTATCATTGCAGAACGCAAGGCAGAGGCAGAGCGCCGCGCTGGACGTAATTGGGTGGATAAAGCTGTCGATGTTATGCGGTCCATCATCGCGAAGATCCGTAATCTGGTGGGGCGCAGTAGCGACACGCGCACCGAGCTGGATGACGCACTGGATAGCGTTCTCGCCGGTGACGGTCAGTTCGTTGCCGACGCGACTACCCTGAACCGCGTAGGCGATGACCTCTACGGCTTATCCGATGCTTTCACTGGGGACGACATGCCACAGATGCGGTCCGGTCTGGATCCTGACCCGAACCCGCCGAGCACCGCCGACAACGACGGAATGATTAAGCGCTGGTGGGACACCACGAAAAATTGGACGAGCGATAAACTCACGCAATCCATGCCGAAACTGCTGGCCACCGTGCCAATGCGGCCGCTGGTGCGCGAGCTGGGGCGCAATCTGGCCGGTGCTGCCGACTATATGCGCCTGAAACAGAGCATGGACGCCATGCGCAGCGAGTGGCATGCGAAGACGGATAAGGTTGCGCAGCGCTGGCTGAAATACCGCGTGGCCAACAAGGCCGAGAACGCCGAGCTGATGGATCTGATGCATGAGGCTACCCGCGTGCAGGTAGACCCGTCAGAGAAGTTCGCCCCGCTGATGACCGACCGTGAGCGCGATGCCCTGCGTACGGCGCCCATCAACTCCAGCCAGTACGAAACGCTGGTGAAGAAGGCCGCCCAGGACAAGAAGCGCCGCGAGGCTCACCGTTCGCTGCAGGAGCGCTGGAACAAGCTGTCTCCGGAGGCTCGCGAGATCTACATCGAGGTCCGCGATACCTATAAGGCGATGGCCGACGCCTACGAGGGCATTCTCCTCAAGAATATGGAGAAGGCCATCAACGTGCGTATCAAGAAGGCCGAACGCGAGCACCGCGCCGATATGGAGGAAATCGCAGACCTTGGCCTGACCGGCCAGGAGAAACAGGACGCGATCGACAAGGCGAACGGCCGCCTGCGCGCCGCGAAGACGAAAATCTCCTGGAACCGCAAGGCACGCATCACGCAGCTGCGCCAGCAGTTCGAAATGGAGCGCCTGGCCGGCCCGTATTTCCCGCTGGCCCGCTTCGGCAACTTCTTCGTGACCGTCCGCAACAAGCAGGAGGGCTTCGTGGAGTCGTTCTCCCGATTTGAGGATGTCACCGCCCAGCGCAAGTTCGCCAACATGATGCGCCAGAACCCGAACTATGAGGTTGAGGTGGGCGCGCTCGATGATACCGCGTCCGTCCGTAAAGCCGTGGATCCGAACTTCGTAGCGGACGTTGAGGATATCCTGGCCGACCTGCCGAACGCCGATAAGGTGAAGGATGAGGTATGGCAGCGGTACCTGGAGACGTTGCCGGATCTGTCCGTGCGTAAGAACCGCATTCACCGTAAGGGCCGCGCCGGCTTCGATGCCGACGCCCTGCGCGCGTTCGGGAACCAGATGTTCCATGGTTCACACCAGCTGGCCCGCCTGGCTCACTCCTTCGATATGGAAGAGGCGATCGACCAGGCGCGCGAAGAAGCCCGCCACACCAATGACCCGGTGCGCGATACGCTGGTGGTGAACGAAATCGCCAAGCGGCATGAGTTCGTCATGAACCCGACCGGCGGCAGCATCGCCCAGGCGATTACGTCTGCAGCGTTCATCTATCACCTGTCCGTCAGTCCGGCGGCCGCGATGGTGAACATGTCGCAGACCGTCATTATCGGCGTTCCGATCCTGGCCTCCTACCAGGGCGGCGCCAGGGGCTTCACCCGCGCCTCTAACCAGCTGATGAAGGCGCTGCGCGACTTCACGGTCGGCCGTGGGTATGCCGAACGGTCGAAATACCTGACGGCCGACGAAAAGGCGGCGATGGAGCAGGGGTATAACACCGGCGTCATCGACCGTACGCAGTCACACGACCTGGCGGGCGTAGGCGAAACCGGCGTCGAGTACAGCCCGAAACGCGCCAAAGCGATGGCGGCTATCTCCTGGGCGTTCCACCATACCGAGCGGCTTAACAGGGAAGTCACCTTCCTGGCCGCCTACCGCATGGCCCGGGCTAAGGGGGAGAGCCACGCGCAGGCAATCAACACCGCCGGCGACCTGACCTGGAAGACGCACTTCGACTACCAGAACACGTCGCGGCCGCGCGTCATGCACAGTGACGTCGCGAAGGCGCTGCTGGTGTTCCGCAACTACAACGTCAACATGCTGTGGCGGCTGTTCCGCGATACGCACCAGGCGCTGAACGGCGAGAGCAAGGAAATCCGCCGGGAGGCGTTCACGCAGCTGGCCGGGATCACCGGCATGATGATGGCCAACGCCGGCATCAAAGGTACCTGGCTGTTCGGCATCGCGATGGTGCTGGCCGGCCTGTTCCTGGGTGACGATGAGGATCCGGAAGTCGAGCTGAAAAAAGCCATGGTGAAGTCTATCGGCCCGATGATGACCGGCCTCGCGCTCGACGGTATCCCGGGATACATCACCGGCACGTCGCTGAGCGAACGTATCGGTATGCCGGACCTGTGGTTCCGCTCGCCCGATCGCCAGCTCGAAGGGCAGGACGAGTATAACTACTGGATGCAGCAGGCGCTGGGTGCCGCCCCGGGCATTGTGCAGAACGCAATGCGCGGCTTCGCGATGTTCAAGCAGGACCAGACGTATCGCGGCATTGAGACGATAGCGCCGAAGGTCATTAAAGACCTTATGCGCGCGTACCGATACCAGACCGAAGGCGTGACAACGCTGAAAGGCGATAAGCTGCTGGAAGAGGTGACGCCATGGGAGACGTTCGTGCAGGCGCTGGGCTTCACGCCGGCCGCACTGGCAGAGCGCTATGCTATCAATAGCGCAAACATGAACAAACAGAACGCCATCATGAAGGAGCGCAAAGCCCTGCTGGACCGCTACGCCCGCGCTGACAAAGCCGGAGACGAAAAGGCGATCGAGCGCATCGAGCAGGATATGGACAAGTTCTCAGCCAGGTACCCGGAGCAGGAAATAACCGAGAAGGTGATTCGTAGCTCTCTGCGTACGCGCGAGCGAAATAGCGAGAACAATGACGCCGGCATGTTGTACAATCGCCGACTGCGGGAGCGCATCCTGGAAGAGCAATCCCCAACGGTATATCGGTAAGGAGTGGTACCCGTCTCGCTGGCGCGTGATCTGGCTTGACGGGGTGGCTTCGGCCGACCTCGCCCCCTTTGAGGCTTCGCAGAGGGGTATGCGCCCGGAGCTGGCGGGTAATCACTGCAGTCCAGCAACGAAACAGCCCCCGGTTGCCCACCAGCTCCCGGGGGCTTTTTCTTATCCTTTGTTGTGGTATCAGCAACACTCAGACTAAAATCGAAACGATACCGAAAATCACCGCGTATGACGTGCGGCCAACTTGAGGGCGCGTCATGTCGCAAAATCTCACAGAAAAAGACTATCAAAAGGCCGCGAACCAGCTGGGCGTTCCGGTCGCTGCCGTGAAGGCAGTAGCCTCCGTTGAAAGCAATGGCGGCGGATTTCTCCCTGATGGCCGCGTGAAGGTTCAGTTCGAGCCACACGTATTTTACCAGCGGGTAAAGCTGAAATTCGGCCAGGCTCGCGCCGACAAAGAGCTGAAAGCTCATCCCGACCTGCTGGCGCTAAAGCCAGGCAGCTATCAGAAGCTCGACCAGGAAGACAAGGATATGGACCGGGCGGCCACCCTGATTGACCGCCAGTGCGCCCTGGAGTCCGCCTCCTGGGGTGCCTTTCAGATCATGGGCTATCACTGGAAAACCTGTGGATATTCCACCCAGCAGGACTTCATCAACGCGCAGTACAGCGACGCCGGCCAGCTCGATACCTTCGTGCGCTTCGTCAATGCCGACGTGCGCCTGGTTCGCGCGCTACAGCGCCGTGATTGGGCCGGGTTTGCCAGCGTCTACAACGGCCCCGGCTACAAGGCGAACAAGTACGACACGAAAATGGCATCCGCTTACGCACAGTTCGGGGGTGCCTGATGGACGAATTCAACCCTTCCGGGGGCGTCATCGGCGCGATCGGTGCTGCGGGCGCCGCGCTGGTTACGGGGATTATCTGGCTGCGCAAAACGCTGGCCAGTACCGCCGCCGATGTCGCCGGCGACCGCGCCGAAGTCGATATGATTTCGGTGCTGCAGCAGGAGAACAAAGAGCTGCGCGAACGTCTCAACGAAACGGAGAAAGAGCGAAACGAGCAGTGGAAGCAAATCGCTGACCTGTCCGCTCAGCTGCAGATCATCCAGGCAAAGATGGAAAGCCTTACCGAAACCAACCAGGCGCTGACTGCCGAGGTGCAGCGCCTGCGCCAGGCACTGGAGGCACGCTCATGACCGAACCCAAACACAACAGCCAACGCAGGGCGCTTTGGGGGATCGTCGCCCTGTTCACCGTCGCCGGCGCCAGTGCCGGCTTCGCTGGTGGCCAGATTTTCACCCGGGCAAAAGCCATCGTTGAGGTGGAGTCGATACGCATCGCTTACGCGGAGGCCGATAAGGCCCGTAGCCAGGCGCTGGAAATGTGCCTCCGCCTGGCGCCGAAAGCCGCTCTCTCAGCTGCAGACGCAGCAAAAGCCGCCAAGGAAGCCGCACAAGCCGCCAATCAGGCGGCAAAAGATGCGGAGGTTAAATGAACCTCACCACTCCCGTTACCGTCAAAGTCGCCGCGATCGCTGGTGCTGCATGCCTGGTTGTCGGCCTCGCCGGCGGCGCCGCGATCGGCAACTGGCTTCGTGGGCTGCAGGCTGATGCGGATATCGCCCAGCTGAAAGCCGACCATAAGGAAGCTGAAAAACAGTGGCTGGTGGACCGGAACGCCATCACCACCAAAGCCCAGCAGGAAACCGCCGCAGCCCTGGAGCGCGAGCGCCAGGCGCGTGACGCAGCTGCTGATCTCGATACGAAATATCAGGAGCTGTTAGCCAATGAGAAACTTAAGAATGATGCTCTGCGCGGTGATATTGCCTCTGGCCAGCGCCGGGTGCGTATCCTCGAAGCAAACCTTGCCACCGCCAACCTTGCAGCCCGTCAGCACGCCGCAGGCGGAAGTGCCGGCGCCGGCAGCGTGGGCGATGGAAAAGGAACCGAGCTTACTGCCGAAGGTGGACTCCTTGTTCTCGATATCCGGGACGGAATCAAACGCAGAGAAGACAAAATAGAGTACCTGCAGAGTTACATCACGGACGTGGTAAAACAGTGCAAAAGGTAGCGCCGGCTGCTATATTCAATTTGCCTCGTATCATGTCAGTTATTGCCGTTAATAAAACTCCCGTCGCCCGCCATTACCGGCGGGCTTTTTTTATTGTGCTATTATTTTCGAGGGCAGCGGAACGTCGGTCTTGTGCTTGTCGTTAAATCAGCCGCCAGCCCACAAAAAAGAAGCCCCCAAATCGGGGGCTTTTTTCATGCTGCTTCGGTGCCGGCAATGACTGTCAACCTGGGCGGTGTCTTGTCCTTAATCATCTGCCGCACGAACGCGTCCCAAATCTCCATCGCTTCCCGCTTCTCCGCGATATAGCTGTAGCGGTCATAGCTTTTGGAGCTGACATCCTGCAGCGTGTGGTTCTGCAGGCGGTCGCGGATCTCCTTCGTGAGGCCTGCCTTGCCGGCGAGCGTCTTCCAGGTGCGGCGCATGTCCCGGTTCGTGACGTGCGGGATAACGCCCCGGTCGCGCTGGCGCCACAGGAACGAGTAGAGCGTCTGGTGCTGGACCGACAGCGACGGATCCTTGCTGCCCGGGAAGAACCAGCCGTGTTCGTTCGGCGTGAGGCTGTCCAGCAGCTCGATGGCCATCTTCGGCAGCGGTATGGCGTGCGGTTTCCCATTCTTGGTTTTCGACCAGTCGATCATGCCTTCGGCCGCGTCGTACTGGTCCTTATGCAGGGTGCAGATTTCCTGCACGCGCTGTCCGGTCAGCATCAGCAGCATGATGGCGCGCGGGTAGGAGGGGTGGATCGGCACGTCCGGGTTTTGAAGCCAGCGCCACATAGTTACCCACTCATCCTCACGCAGCCAGCGCTCACCCTGTACCTTTGGTTCGGTCGGAATGCCGGCGGCCGGGTTGCTCACCAGGTTGAAGCGGCGCGGGCTGGTGGAGCGGTAATCGTGCTCCGACTTCATGCCCCAGGAATAGGCCGACCGGATGTAGCTGCGCACATGGTCAGCCATGGACTTTTTGCCGCGCTCGAAGATCGGACGAATGACATTCACCACGTCCTGCGGCTCGATATCCCGAGCCAGGCGATTGCGGCCCAGGCTGTCCGCTATCTTGTTCAGCCCCTTCCTGGCCTCCTTGTGGCTCGACTTGCCGGCCGCCTCCAGGGCGTCGGCGTACGCCTCGAACAGGTCGCCCACGGTACCGGGGCGGGTGTCTCCCTGGACCTTGATGCTGGCGCCCTTGTTGATGGCGCCGGCATAGTCGCGGTTGAACAGCTCCCGGGCATCCGCCAGGCTGGTGTGAGGGTACTCGCCAATCTTTTTCAGCTTGCGTTTGCCGTCGAGCCACTGCTGGGCGAACCAGTTCGAGGTGACGCGCGTCGGCATCGGTTTCAGGACGAGAACCAGGCGGCCGGTGCCGCGTCCTTCGCCGTCAGCGAGGGTTTCGCTCTTCTGCGTCTTGGCGACCCGCTTTAGAGCCTTCTGGATTTGACCATCGGTAAGGGCTGGCATGGCTTACACCTCCCTGCGAACGTCCGCGAGGAAGATGATGCGGCCGTGCGGCGTGCGGTTATGGGCCGAGTGCAACACGGTGTCGTCAAACAGGAACGCGGCACCAGGCTCCCATTCGCGGCGCTCGCCGCCGACCACCAGCGCGCAGTCGCCGTTCTGAGGGACAATAAGCCCAACATGCAGCCGCACCACTTCGCCGGTGTAGCCGACGTGCGGGTGGATTTCGGTGCCGGGGCGCATCAGGCTGTAGCCTGCATTCAGCGCTGCAGGATGGCGGCGAACGATGCCGGCGGCCACCGGCGCAACGTTATCCATATCGCTGCCCTGCCAGCGCACTCCGGAGACAAACCAGCCGCCTCCGTTGATGCTTTCCGGCCAGGCTGTGTAGCCGTCGCCTTTGACGAGCTGCAGCGCTTCTTCTGTCAGCTGCCGATAGCTGGCGCAGAGATCGGCGGCGAGCGCGGCCGCTGCCGGGAAGTCGTTCAGGTTCAGGAATCCGCTTACGCGCTCCCCGGTGGGGGAGGTGGTTTCAAGTCTCAAAATCTTATCCTCGCTGGTATCGGTTCGGGGGTGGTTGGTGGTGCTGTTGTTGGTGTCGGTTTGCCCGACGCACCCCCTTTTATTGATCGCCAACCGCTACCAGTCAATAACCGGGAAAATCACCGGTAATCAAAGGGTTTGAGAGTGAACGAGCGTGAACTAAAAACTGTGAGTAGGGTGATTGTGGACCACGCAACTACGTTCTAAATTCCGCTTTGTTTTCAAACCCTTTAGCCGGTGACGCTTCTTAACTGGTGTCGCGGTTTGGTGCTGGTTTCGTTTTGACCTCTCGCATATTCCCGTTCGGTCACTCACCGCCACCAGCATTACCGCTACGTGTCTTTCAGCGCCAGGCCGACGCAAATCAGCGCCGGTATCGCGATGAGGATGTCCAGCAGATCGCTACCTGTGACCATGCGGCACCTCGCGAACCCACATTTCATGATGGGACGTTAAGCCGACGCGGCGAGATTTGAAGATGACGAACTTACATTCTCGCCACTTACTCCATACCCGCTTCCGCTTTAGTCGAAGCCAGCGCTTCGCTTTGATATCTCGCTTACTCACTTCTTACCCCTTAACCGCCGCCAGGCGGTGATGATGAATTTTGGAAGGAACGGGTTTCTGACTTCTGGTTTCGGCTGCAGCGCTTCCCAATAGGCGAAAAGGGCGAGGCGCAACGTGCGCCCGCTAGCTATCACCACTTCCGCCCCTTTAACGTGGCCATAGCAGGCAAGCCACTTGCCTTGATGCTTGATGAAATGCGGTTTTGGATGCTTCACACATCCCCCTTGCCGCCAGGGCGCCAGGCCTTAACGCTGAACGTTTCTCCATCTCTGGTGCTGGCCAGACCATCCGCGATAGAGTCAAACATTCTGCCATCGCAAGGTGGACGGATGCCGCCCTGGCGCATCATGCCCTGCATCTGGGAAACAATGTCACAGAGGCTTGCCTGCTGGGCTGCTTCCTTGCCGTTCAGCAGCACGTCCAGATCGCGCACCAGGCGCTGCTTATCCGCCTCGGCTTCCTTGTACGCCGTCAGCTGCGCGTAGACCTCTGTCAGCTCGTCCAGCAGCGACTTGATACGCTTGGCGCTAAACATCCAGTCGCTGATATCGTACAGGCGGCATATTTGGTCAGGGCTACGGTTATACCCCTTACTATCCGCCAGCCGGTTTTCGTTCTCTTCCTCGATCACCTCAACGGCGTGGTCGTACATCTGTTTTTTGGTTGCTTCGCTGAGTCTGCTCACTCTCTCCCCTTAGCGGCCCGCCTGGGGCCGCTGGTGGATGGTTATTCGTCGGATTTAATGGCCTGGAGGCCGGGGATGTCGCCCGCTGCAATGGCGGCATAGATAATTTCCAGCACACCTTCCCATTTCAATTCCTCAGACGCAGGCGCATAAGCGATGCGAGTCATGGCCTGAACGGCTTTCTGTTTAAGCTCATCCGGGGAGACATAGCGGCGGAAAGTAAACCCATCCGTCCGCTCACAGTGCTCTACGCCCTTATCATCAGCAAAAATAACCCATTCGTCGCTGATATATAGGATCTTCGCATAGAGCCATTTCTCACGGCGGGTGCCGCCCATTATGCTGTACTCAGTTTCCGCGCCGACCGGCGGGCGGCTTTCGCCATCCCAGGTAAGGTACGCTGGTGGCTTGCCTAATGGTGGCTTCCACTGCTCGCCACCGTGATAGGTGTAGCCAAGATGTTGTAGGGTTACTTGAGCCGCTTTCGCTACTTTGTACTCATCGTTAGTCATCGAAAACATACTTACTCCCGCACCGATGGTGCGCATTTGACGGTATTACGTTCATCCCACGCATCCAGCTCGGCCTCGTCGTAGAGGACCGTCTTGCCAATTTTCGTGTAGCGGGGGCCGATGCGCAGCGAACGCCAGTTCGCCAGGGTGCGCACCGAGATAAGCCCCCGGTAGCGGTCGGCAACTTCATCCTGCGTGAGATACCTCTTCTTGCTCATCCGTGAGTCGCTCCTGTTGCTGTTTCAGCAACGGTGATAACAAGAGCGAAACGGTCTGAAAAGGGGGAAGCGTGAACTTCCCCTGTCATCCTACTTGGCCGGCGGCGGCTCGATTTCGCGGATGCTGTCCAGCTCCAGTCGGCCACGGCCAGGCGCACCGACGCGGGCGCCGGTGTCCCGGTAATAGAACTCCTGGCCGCTTACTACCCAGGTGGTCGCCGCCTGGTGGACCCTAACGCGGTGACGGCCGTCGCGGCGCACGACGATCGCGGTATGGGTTTTCTTGGTAGCCATCACTCACCGTCCTTCGCCACGGAGGCGTAACAATCTTCGCATTTAGGCTCGCCGGTCGCGTCATGCAGCGTGGCAACCCGTTCAGCTCCGCACCCGGCGCAGTCGCGCAGCTCAGCCATGCTCCAGTCTGGCTCATCAGCAGAAGGGGTGACATCAACCTCAGTACCATCGTAGGCTGCTTTAACGCTGTTAGCCGCCGCGATAATCACGTTGAACCGGTCGGAGTCCACCGTCACGCCGGGATACTGCCTGGCCACCTCCAGAGATATAGCTGACACAAGGCGCATCTGATCGATACGGATTGTCGTCTTCATCACTCACCTGCCTTAGCCGGCCGGAAGCCAACCATTGCCAGATTGTGGACCTGCACCAGCTCCGGATCCCCCACCTTGCCGTCACGGGCAATCTCCGCCCGCACCGCGCGGTAGTCCTCAATGCCGGTGATCAGTTTCGAGGTTACGACGCCATCCCAATGGACACTGCCGCGCGCTGTGTTAGCCGATGCCGCGTACTGATAAACAACAATCTCTTCCTGTAATTCGGTTGCTTGGTTAGTCACTATCCTTTCCTCACAAGGCGGCCCGTCGCCACGTCGATACGCACGTCGCTCTCGAATGGCCGGATCCGGTATTTCGGTGGCCGGGGTTGCTCTTTCAGGTAGGTGAGCTTCCCCGGGGTGTGTATTGCTATGTCATCGATCGGGAAGTGGGCCGCGACCAGGCGCAGGAAGTCCTGCAGGCCAGCTTCGCCCGCGTGCTCCCAAACAGCTGCGCGGCCCTGCTTCACCTCTTTCACTCAGTCTTCTCGTCCGGCTGGTGCCAGAAATGACCGGGCTGAAGGTCGCGCCCTTTCATGTCCTCTGCCCGGACGAACACGCAGGGGATCGCGATATCAACCGGCACGATGACGGCCGCGCCGTCTGGGTGGCGATGCACCTCTTTGATTTCGAAGCTGGCCATCAGCGGACCACCAGCCAGTCGGTAGCCAGCAGGTCGCCCATAGACGGCACCCATTGAACGAGCTGGTTTTGCGCGTTCTTGAGTACCAGCCCTGGCTCCACGGCATAACAGAAGTCGTCGTCTTCCCAGGTGTGGGCGGCGTATGGCTGACTCCACATACGCACCCACTGACCGCCAGCATTCCAACCTGCGCGCGCCACGCGCTTACCCTCTTTCAGCCACATCAGGGCGTCGGAGAAGTCGGCGGCATTCAGATCGATATCAGCACTTTCATAGGTCGCAGCAAAAATATCCGGCTTGCAGGGGTACAGCTCTCCTTTGACGCCCCGTATAATCCAGTCACCACGTTCGGCGCGCATCTTCCCTTCGAGCGTGAGGATTTCTAACGCTTCGAGCATGGGTAAATATTTAACCTCTCCGATTTTCGTGGCCATTACAAACCATTTTGGGAAGATGCTTGCATACGTGCTGCCTTGTTCGCCGTCCCACCGAAATGCTTCGATGACTACCGGCTTTTTGCGAAACTTGAATGCATTAACGTTCATACCTTTCCTTAGCCCTGTCGGGCGGTGAATTTTCTACGTGTGGGTCCGAAGAGGATGCCTTCCGTCTTCGCTTTATAAATTACCTGCGCTTTATCTTTCCCCAGCGAGCCGGCGATCTCTCTCGCTGTCATCCGAGCTGCATTCTTCCTTAAGAAGTGGAGATCTTCATCAGGCCACCGGACAAAGCTGACCCCCATCCGCTCCGCTTTGCATCTTACGGCTTCTGCGGTGCGTTTCAGGCGCAGCCCGATGTATTCGGCGGAGAACCGGTGCGCATTGGAGGTCAGATAAACCTCCTCTTCGTCAGTCCATGGCCGCCGGGTGATGCGTTTCACTTCGCAATCCCATAGACGCGCTGGCCAGGAGTCCCGTACTTGCGCCCGCTCTTCCGGCCGCCGTGGTCGCCAATCTTCCGGTAGACCGCGTGGCGGTAGTAGAGCGTGCCGTCCTCGTTCTCTTTCACCGGGTGCGGTTGCTGGTGCTCGACGCCTGGCGTCCAGGACTTGTCGCGCTGGTGGTGATCGCCAAAAAGCAGGTCTTTGCGCAGCTGGTCGATGTACTCCACCTGGCGCCGCGCTTCCTTTTCGCCCATGGCGCCCATCAGCTCCAGCGTAGCGATGGCCATTTCCCACTGGTGAAGGGTATCGAGCGCCCTGGTGGTCCAGACGCCTGGCGCCGGCCTGGCCGGCTCCTGGATGTTGGGGATCGGCTTCACCGGTGACGGCTCAGAGAACAGCGCCCGGAAGGCGCCAGCGATGCGTTTAATCATGGCTGTCCTCCTGGGGAGGGACGGGGGCGTAAACAGGTCCGGCGAGCGTCAAGCCAGGCACCGGCACGTCGCTAATAGAAAATACGGTGCCACCGTCAGCTGTGATGAACATGTAACCGATTGTCAGCATGCCATCCGGCGCTACCGGCGCTGGCTGCGGGGCAGCGAATAGTTCGACACCTTCCGGTAACTGCTGATAAAGCGAGACGTGAATGCTTTTCCTCTCCCGAGTACCGACATATCGGACAATGCCCACCGGCTCACTGTCTAATACGGCCTGGCGCCGCGCTTCCTCGTACGCTTCCAGGACCACCGGCAGCAGTTCGCCGTCCTGCAGCTGCTGCGCGAGCGATGGCTTGAACTCCAGCACATCGCTGGTGGGATCGCACACGTTCGCGAAGAGGGTTTCATAGCCGCCGAAGATGCGGTTGAAGGCGCCTTCTTCCACGGCGAACTTGTAGCAGCGCAGGAAGAAGAGCTTTTCCAGGCGGGAAAGGTTTTCGAAGTCGATATCGCGAGCTGAATAATTCCAGTTCTCGTACTGGAGGCGCTGGGCGGCACGATAGACGGCCCAGGCTAATTTGATGTCGTCGCTGCTTGCAGCGGCCATCCGAACACTGACAGTAGCCATAAAGTTTATCTCGTATCGGTAAGGAGCCTTTCGTCTCCGGTTAAAGGTTGACCGTTCATCAAATCGTCTGGCGTTACTCGCCAGATGTTGCTATTTTAGAATTATTGTTTCCATAATTGCAAATCGATTTAACCGTGTTGCGTGAAGTAAATGCGCCGCGCCCAGGTTAGCGGCTGGCTCTGCCTCGATACGCCGGCCGCGCCGGTGACGTTATAGGTTCGAGGCTGATAGCCGCGCTGGATGGTCCCGATAATCTGCGAGCCGCCTTCCACCTGGCAGACCGCGTAGGTACCGACGAGATCGGCAGGGTCAGCCTCCGGGCCGATGAAGAACAGCCAGCCGTCCAGGAACGCGAAAGGGCTGTCGGCAGTCCGGGCCTGAACCGCCTGGACGCCATCGGGCAAATCGCCCAGCGGGATAGCGACACGTTCGCGGACATTTTTATCCACAGGAGAAATAGTTAGGTCGCCCTGCAGGAAGCCGATGACCGGGCAGAAACGCTGCTCTGTCTGCGCCTGCTCGATGCCGGAGTGAACCATCAACTCGGCCAGGCCGACCCCCAGGATTTGCGCCAGGGAAACGGCTTCGCTGAGCTGCATCCGGCGGTGGCCGGACAAGGTACGGGACAGCTGCGAAGGCGAGGTATCCATTAGTTTTGCGACCTGGCGCAGCGAAATTTTACGGTCGCGCATCTGGTCATCGAAGAAGCGTTTATTTATGGCCATGGGCGAACCTCCTGCTCACTGTTGGCCTGTTTGGTTTACGATCGGTGTTGCCAAAACACAACCGGCATATTGATTTTGGCATTCGGTTTTGCAAACATAATTTCCAAAATAGCAACAGAAGGTAACTTTATGACGTTCAAACAAATCAGCGACGTGACGCCGCTGGCAATCCGGAAGTTCCGGAAGTCCCTGGGCCTGAGCCAGAAAGATTTTTGGCTGGGCCTGGATCTGACCGTGGGGAAGGGGTGCCGCTATGAGACGGGCGTCACACCCATGCCGCCCCACGTCCGCCGGCTGGTCTTCCTGCAATATGGGGAAGCGGAAAACAAGGACAATGCGCTGCAGCAGATAGCGCAGGGTGTGGATCTCATGCAAACAGGGTTGAAGACCCTGAAAAAGAGCGAAGGCGAGGCCGCGCAATGATGCTTTTTCTTCAAATTATGAACCCGGTCACGTTCGTGCGGTCGGTTATCGACGGCGAAGAGCACTGGTCTGCACTTATCTGGTACGTGCCGGCGCTCATCTACTGCCTGGCTGTCGCATGGGGCGCCCTCTGGCTGCTGGGTGCGGCTAAGGGGACCATGTGAGCCTGGTCAGCTGGCGGAATGGCCAGGACGCTCCGCAGGTCAATGGCTGGCGCAATGTTCCCCGCAAGCCGGTCATCTGGCACGGCGAGCTGTGGTTAAAGCTCCCGGACGGCACGAAAGTTTCACAGACCTGGCGCGCGCGTCAGAAAATTCGCGGCTCGGAGGCGATCGACGTTGTTCGCGCCCTGCTGAATGAGCTGGTGGCCGAGAACGGCACCGAAGCAATTGATTCCGGCTTCTGGATACAGAGCCGATAACATCCCCCAACCCGAGGAAAGGATTTTGAAACAGCAGAAATTCGAAGCAACCCTGAAAAAGTCCGTGGCCATGTTCAACATGCTCACCGGCCGCGACCTTACCGAACGCGAAGGCTCAGCATTTATCCATATCTTCGACCTGGTGGACGATTACACCGGCGCCGGCAGCGATGCCGTCCAGGCATTCGACGTTCTTTCCCAGGCAGCGCCGAAACCAGGTCTGCGCGAAACGCCGGCCGCGAAGGATCTGCAGAAGCTGGACCTTCCGGTTTCCACCGAAGCGCAGAACGGGGCGACTGACGCGATCCGTCACGGCACCGCCTTCATGGAAGTCTCACCAGGCGGCGGGAAGCACATCACGCGCGATGAGGTTCGTGCCGTCCAGGTTGATTCCACCCCCACTGGCGTCAGTAGTCCCTACGAGGCCGTGGAGGGTTGCGGCTGTCCGGAAGGGCGCTGCACCTGCACCGACGAGATGCTCGCGAACGTACCATCGAGGGCGGCTAAGGTCATCGTGGAGTCCACCCCCACTGGCGTCAGTAGTCCCTGGCTCGATGGCCGCCTCAAAGGCATTAAGCCGAAAATCGTCGAGCAGCTGGCGAGGATGGAAAGCGCAGAGAACAAACAGCCAATAGGTGGCATTGTCGAGACGGCCGATGGCGTGTTCGATGCCCGTAAGCCTCGATATACCCCGCCGCCGATTACGAACGACAACCGCGACCACATTCCCGGATACGACTGGCAGATCGTCGTCCTGCGCCGCGATAAAAGCTGGGATGGTAGCTACGTCATCCACTCCGCCGTGATGCCGACACAACGCGAATTCGCAGAGCATTTTGCGCACTTCCGTGCCCGGACCCACTACGTTCACGTCAACGAATGGGTACACAACCGCTGGGAGAGCATAACCACCCGTTACGACACCAGCACGCCGGAAACCGAGCTACGCGAGCCGAACAAGGTTGTCCGCACTGCCCCCGCGCCGGAGCTGCAGGGCCGTGATGTGTCGGTGCCGCCGATGTCGGACCCATGGGAAGAGGCCGATAAGCCCTGGCGCATCCGCTACTACTCCGACGTGATGCAGCGCGTGATCTTCACCTACATCGACAAGAAGCCGACCGGTGCCGAAATGGCGCACTTCCACCACACCAAATGTCTGGCCGTCAGCCAGGCGCGACCGAAGCAGTAGGGCGACCGCATGCATATGAGTGAAGACGAGCTGCAGGAGCTGCTGCAGCGCATGGGCAAAAAGAAAAAGCCGGCCAAAGCGCCGGCGGCCAGCCCGTCTGGCCAGGAACGACTGCAGGCGCTGGGGCGTATGAAGTCCGGCGAAATGAACAAGACCGAAGCCGCGTTCGCGCAGCGCCTGGAGCTGCAGCGCCACGCCGGCGAGGTGCTGTGGTGGAAGTTCGAGGGCATCAAGCTGATGCTGGCCAAGAACACCAGCATTACCGTGGATTTCGCCGTGATGCTGGCCGACTGCAGGCTGTTCATGATCGACGTGAAAGGTTCGAAAGCCATCTTCACCGACGACGCCCGGGCGAAGATGAAGGTCGCGGCGGAAATGTACCCGTTCGCGTTCCAGGCCGCATACCCTAAGCCGAAGAGCGAGGGAACCGGCTGGGTATTTGAGGATTTTTAGGCGCATGGTGTTGCTGTTTTGGCAACGTCATGTCCAGATTGGCAATAACGATTCGCCGTTCTGCGGCGACAAGGGGAGTTTTATGCATTCTGATTACCTGTCCAGGTTCAAGCCCACCCTGACGTGGGAACCCGGCGGCGTGAAGGTTATCATTGCGAGCCGTCATGTGGTCGCCGTCCCTGCGGGAACCTATCCGCTCGATCTGAGCCAGCAGGCTCGCGTCATTCACCAGTGGCTCCTGGATAAGGGCGGCAGTGTGCTGGTGGCCGATGTGATCAACCATCACGGGTACCCGATGAAGCGCCCGTATGGCCTGCCGGACACTAAGACCCTGCGCGCCTTCCCTCTGGAAGAACTTTACGACCACTCGCTGCTGTACGTGGTGGAAGAGCACCATCCGGACCAGGAGGGCGCATGAGAATTAATTGCTGGATAACGCCCGAGAACCGCGTGGATCTGAGCGCGATGATAACGGCCGTCAACCAGCAGCGCGCCGCGCTGGGGCTTGGGCCTGTCTCCCAGGCTCACGTTCTCAACGACATCATCGCCCGCGCCGCTGAGCAAAGCACAATCAACCTCTGCAGCGTGTTCGTCACCCGCGAACAGCGCAGCCAACAACAATCCCAAAAACGGGAGGAACCATGAATACTATGCCCACTAACGATTTCGGATGCCCGGTCGGAGACGATCTGCCTTCCGGCAATTTTTGGCGCTCACTTATGGTGAGCCTGGTGCTTTGCATCGTCCTCTTCTGGATCCCGCTGGCTTACTTCATCGTGAGGGCGCTGGCATGAGCAAACGTTTTGGTCGCAACCAGCGCCGGAAGATGCGTGAACAGCTGGCAGCAGAGCAGGCTTCCGCTCAGTGGCATGAATCCCGCGCAAACTACTTCTCCGACCAGCTTTTCAACGCGCAACGCAGATATGACCAGCTGGAGAACGTCGCGAGGGCTTGGCTCGGCCCGAACCACCCTGCGTTCCCGGCCGGTAAGTTCGATCCAGGCTTCAAACCCCAGCCAGAAGACTCGCTCTTGCTGTGGGACGGCAACGGCCATCCTGTACCCGCGACAGTTATGCGGTTCGGCACACCGCGACTCGAAGAGGAACGCCGCGCGGTCCACTACATGCTTTACGCCGGGGATAAGCGTTTCGGGTACGCCCTTTCAGAGCACATCCTGCGTACGAAGAACGTTCCCCGCGACGCACTCGCGCGGTCTATCACCAGCGAGCTGGTGCAGCTGCTCCTCGATGCCATGGATAAGGAGCCGCGCAGATGACCGCCCTCAACCGCTTAGGGCTGGCGCTGATTATCGCTGGCCCGATCAAAGAGAATATCGGCCGTTTCGTCACGACCATTCGCCACCTGGGCGAGCGCGAGTCGCCCGCCACTGGCGAGAAGTACGATTGCTGGCAGATCCTGGCGCCGCAGGGCAGGCCGCTGGTGGGCTACGACACGGACGGCGGGAAGAAACCGAGTTATTACGGCCCGTACCCCTCCGCCTGGCTCATGTGCATAGACGGCTCCGAACGGGGCTGGCTCGACTTCCGGCAACGCGATGTTGAAGGGGGTGCGTCTTGAGCCTCCTGTTTACCCGCAAGCCTATCGTCGTGAACGCCGACCTGGCCGACCGCATCGGCCTGAACGAGGCGATCGTGCTGCAGCAACTGAACTACTGGATATCGGACTCGACCGCCGGCGAGGAATTTGACGGCCGCAAATGGGTCTACAACACGTTCGAGGAGTGGCAGCGCGATAACTTCCCGTTCTGGTCAGTCGATACCGTCAAACGGACCTTCACAAAGCTCAAAAAGCTGGGGCTGGTGAAGGTCAAGCAGCTGCGTGCGTCGAAGCACGACCACACGAATTTCTACACAATTGACTACGCTCACGCCCTTCTCACCGATCAGGGCAATTTGCACCAATCGAACGGGGCAAACTGCAACGACCCATCAGGGCAAAATGCACCAGCCCATCAGGGCAATTTGCCCCAACCCAACGGGGCAGAATGCACCAATCTTCATACAGAGACTACTACAGAGACTACTACAGAGATTTCTTCCGGCGCGGGAAATCCCGCTCCGGCCGGCGGTGGTTCTGGCGTGCCTGCAGTGTTGCCAGAACAGCAACAGCAGGACGAAAACCATAACGGACCCAGCTACGAACGGATCCGGGGTGTCTTTTGGGAATGGTTCGATGCTGCCTATCAGAAACGCTACAACACGACGATCCCGCGCAATGCGAAGACCAACGCTCAGGTGAAGCAGCTGATACAGCGCCTGGGCAGGGAAGCGCCTGGCGTAGCGCGGTTCTACGTCGAGAACGTCACTGAACCCCGCGTGCTGGTGGCCAGTCATACGCTCGACTTCCTGCTGCTGAACGCCGAGGGCTACCGCACTCAGTGGCTCAACGGCCGCGCAATGACGCAGGGCCGTGCCCGCCAGATCGACATGACGCAGACGAACGCCAGCGCCGCCGAGGAAGCAAAAGCGATGCTGCGCGCCAGGAGGGAGGCTAACTGATGACGCCAGACGAACAGGATCAGCTGGTGGATATGCTTGCCGTCACTGGCGAGGTGATGGGGAACGAGTTGAAGCCGGCGGTAATCATGCTGATGGTGAAGGATCTCTCTGAGTACCCTTTCCACCAGGTGATGAAAGCACTGGAGCGCGTCAGAAAGGAATCCACCGGCAAGCTGACGCTAAAGGCCATCATCGACATCATTGCGCCTGGCGGTGGCTGGGTTAGCGCGAACGAGGCCTGGGCGCTGGCGCTGCCGGCACACGACGAGGCGGCCACCATCGTCTGGACCCCGGAGATTGCGAAGGCCTGGCAGGTCGCGAAGCCTATCCTCGATGCCGGCGACAAAATCGGCGCCAGGATGGCTTTCATCCCCGCGTACGAAAGGCTGGTGGAGCAGGCTCGCCAGGCAGGGCGCCAACCGCATTTCGAGGTATCCGCCGGCTGGGATCCGAACATGCGTGATGCGGCCATTCAGAAGGCGGTCACGGCCGGCCTTCTTCCGCCACCCAGGTCGGAACCAATGATTGCGCTGCCGCCTCCGGAGATGGACAAGCAGTTCATGATCCTCCCGGAGCGTGGCGAAGTGCAGGACCGCCGCGACGCCCTGGCCGCGAAGATGCGGGAGTGGGCGCAGTCGATGCGCACCGACAACCAGCAGGAACAGCGCGATCGGGAACGCCTGCGAGAGGAGGAGCGGCAGAGGTTCGAAGCCCGCAAAGCGGAGGTGGTTGCCCAGGCGATGGCTATGGAGGAGGAGAGAAAACAACCAGACCCCTCTTAAAACGAAACAGGAGCGCCATAGAGCGCTCCTTTTCTTTCGGGGTGGTAACGTGTAGGGTTAGTCGCGTTTAACGCCGGCGTGCTCATCCAGCAGCGTATTTATCAGTTCCTCGCGGGTCATGTCTCTGTTAGCCGCAAACCGATCCAGAATTTCCAGCGTCTCGACTTTCAGCCAGATGGAGATCCGTTTGTCGCCTGCAGCTGCGCGACGAGCTGCGTACGCCCGGGAGCGTTTCACTGTGCTTTCAGCCTGCATGGTCGAACCCCGCCGGCTGTTCCAGTATTCCCTCGATCGGGAAGCACTCGTATTGCGGCGCCTGCAGCCGCTGCTGTCTCATGTCCGCCAGGCAGTTCGCCTCGTCCGGGTATACCCAGCCCTGCGGGACGTACGAGCACTGGCCATTCAGCGCACAGACCTGCAGGAACAGGCCGAAGATCTCCGCCTTCATGAGCGCCCCCTTGCTGCCTGGCGTTCACGCCACAAAGCCCGCTCGCAGAACGCGGCACGGCGCTGGCAATACTCCACCTGGTCCGCATTGTGGCGGTCGCGTGCGTTCTCCTCTGCCACGCGCCACAGCTTCGTGGCGTGCGCCAGCTCGCCTTCGCGCTCATACTGCGCCGCCCGGGTCACGACTTCCCGGTACCGTCCGATGTTCGACTTCATACGCCCCCCGATTTCTTGTCGCTGGTTAGGGCGATGAAAGCTGCCTGCAGGTGGTTAACCTCCTCAACGGTCAGTGATTCCGGCTTGCGCTGCATGCACAGCGTCCGGATGCCTTCTGCGATGTCGTGCAGTCTGGCCCACAGCCGAACGTCCTGCTGGTACGCTTCCAGCGTCGCATAGATGGCGGTGTACGGCGGGTTTTCGAGCTTGCCGGTATCCCGCATCACCCGCGCACCACCAGCCAGGGTGATGTACTTCGGCCCGTTCGCGGTGATTTGGCGCTCGACAACGCCACCAGGGTTATGGCGTGGCAGCAGGACGGTATCGCCCGGGCGCAGGGAGTTTAGCCAGGTCTTGCGAGGTGTGCGGTTAGCCATGGCGCGGAGCCTCCCATTCAGCGAGGTTTACCGCCGGCTCACAGGAGTAAGTCGGCATCGTAAGGCGATCGATAATGTCCAGGGCGCGGCCTAACATTTCCAGCGCAGCCGCTGGTGCAATTCCTGCGCTGTTTTCCGGTGTTTCGCCGGAGCGTTTGCGCAGCTTCTGCACAATTCCCTCCAGATTATCGCGCTCGGCGCAGAGCATCCCGATCTTGTCCGACTCCAGGCGCACGTCGCCCACCGATGCGTAGTTGATGCCCAGCTGGTCGCGGATGTGCATGATGCGGGCATTCAGCGTCTCGTTCTCCGCCACCAGCTCTCCGACCCGGATCATCGCCAGGGATACATCCTGGCCGGCCAGCACGCCGACAGCGTGGCCGATTTTGTGCAGCAGCTGCGCCTGGCCCTGCAGCTGGGCCATTTGGCTTTTGAGGATTTGCGGGGCGTTGTCGTAGTCCTGGCCATCGATGCCGGCAGCTTCCAGCAGCTGGTCGATGAAGGCGTCGCGCTTGTCGCGCAGCTCCATCAGCTCCTGAGTCTGCTGCAGGTCATGACCCTTGCGTTCGACCAGCTCAATCGCCGCCTGCATAACCTGCTGCAGCCGCGTACCCATGGTGACGTTCTGGTGGATTTCACGAAGGCCATCGGCAATCAGCTTGGTTTCACAATCTTTCTCGTTGTTCACATAGTGTCCTTACCCGCTGGTGGCGGGCGTCTGGTTATTGTTTACGTCTACGGAATATCGCCACTTCCAGCTTTGCGGTGGTCACAGCGACAGGTTTAAGTTCTGCCGGCAGCTCATTGAACCCGGTGCGGGTCAGCTGCAGGTGCTCGGCGTTCGTAATCAGGACCAGGTTGCCCGGGTCACAGTTCGTCTTATCGCCGTCCAGGAACCGCAGGACCATGCCCTTCGGCATCGGACGGCCGTTTGCCTCTTCCCACACCAGGTGTTGCTTGTACCGCCAGCGGTTCGGCTCAGCGACCTTCACCTTAAGATAGCCATCGGTATCGGTGATTTCGGTGCCGACCGGCTGGTGGTTGTGGGGAAGGTTTCCCTTTTTGAACGCTGTAGCGTTTGGCTTGCCCTTCTGCGCTCCGGATCCTGGCGGCCGCTGCTGCCCTTTCACGAACCGGCCATCACGGCCGGTCTTGAAGCCAAAGCGCTTGCCGGCGCTGCGTAACGCCTTCGCGTTCGTGGCCGTCCCCCAGCGTTCGTTGAAACGCGCCACCAGCTCGGCGTCAGTCAGCGCGTAGTGCCACTGCAGCCACAGCTTCACCTCCGGCGTGAATTGCACGGTCATTGGTCGATAGCCTTCTTACCGACCTGCAGAACCTCCGGCATGTCGGTGGTTTTGCGGTTGCCGCGCTCAATCTCCGCATCGAGCACCAGGCGGGCGTTACTGATGACCTGCTGCGCTATGCCGGTGATCGCCTTGGAACGGCCGATTTCCTTCTGCAGCTCTTCACCCTTCAACTCCTCGTCGTTCAGGCGCTCCAGCTGGGCGAACAGGTGGTTGTTCAGGTCTGACAGGGAGTTTTTCACGATGCACCCCCGTCCAGGCGGTGGCCCCACACGCAAACCGGATCGTCAACAAACTCTTCAATGGCCAGCAGGAACCAGCCGGCGCCGTTCGGCGGTACGATGGTCCAGTTCGAGTAGTCATCTAGCAACACCTCTTCCGCTGGTGGCGCGACCAGGTAGGTGGTGGTGAACGTCATGGCCTGGTCGCGGAACCATTCGGCATAGCGCTGGCTCGCCTCCCGGCCGGTACCGAAGCGAGGATAAGCAGGGTGGCGCCACAGGCCGCGATCGTCGCGCACGACCGGCACAGCGTTCACTGGCAGCTTAATGAGCGTATCCGCCAGCTGCATGCCAGGGAGAACGCGGTCTAACACCTGTTCAGCCAGGCGCTCGTCGATGCACTCAGGTACAGACAGGCCGACACCTTCAATAATGGTCCCAATGACGTGAGCCAGGCGGTCGCGCTGCTCGGTGACGATATCGAGGCGCAGACGCAGCTCCCGTTCGCGCTCAAGCGCGTGCCAGCTCTGGCCGGTGCGTACGGACTGCATGACACCCTCGACCTGCTCAGGGGTGAGGGCAGTAAGCTGCTTATCGGTGTGGAGGATAACTTTGCTGGCATCCCAATCGATGCCGACATGGATCCCGATAACATCCACGGTAGGGGTGCCGGTCAGGCCGCCAGGGTTATGCAGGCGGACGGTCAGACGGCGTTCCTGGTGCTCTGGTGCGTGCTCAGCCAGGTTGGTAAGACGGGCGGCGGCTTCGGCCACGGTTACAGCGTTCACATTTTTCACAATCCTTTCCTCGCTTGTGTTGGTTGGTAGCCCACAGGGCTGGTGGTTATTCGTGCTCGACTTCCTGCAGCCAGCTGCGGAAAGCCTCTTCCGCCTCTTTGGCCTGTTCGGGCAACAGTCTGTCGATCGTCACAATCGGGTATTTGATGGTCATGGCATTGCCCCGGCGCGTGAAGATAGGCAGCTGCTGACCCAGCTCGATGTTACGGACTGTCACCTTCGTGCCTATCCATAAACGGGCCTGGAACGGCTGGCAGTCGATGACAATGCCGTCCTTCACGTACCAGTCCAGGAAGTCCTGGCCGTGGTCGGCAAACTCAATCCGATAGACGGTGCCGCGTTCCAGTTTCATTCTGCGGCCTCCGCTGGGCGGTGACGCAGGCGCCGGCTGTCCACGTACACTTCTACCAGCTGCTTTTCCTTCCGGCGCGGTGGCTGCGTGATAGTGGCCACACGTACGTCCAGCGGCTCGCGGTAGTAAGGATTGCCGGAGTTGTTGTCATCGTGGTCCATTATCGGCTCTGCCAGGACGGCGGTAACTACCATCACCGCATCAGGACCAGGCATGTTGCGATTGCCCAGCCCGTCCTTCCAGATAACCTCGTCGCCTACCTGGAACGCTACGGCTTCCGGCTCCATCAGGCGGCGGGTCCAGACGCGCAGCAGGTCAAGATCGCTGGTGGTAGTCAGCGGCAGACCTTGTTTAACGACAACGAAATTAACGCAGCTGTCAGCGTCAACGGGCGTCTCGATGGCATCGTCATCCGCCGCAATCAGTCTGAAACCCAATGCCGTGCGGCCGACAATGGCTTGGTAGCTATTGCCGGCAGTAAAGCCATTCCAGGAGTTCTGGCATTCCAGCAGCACGGCCGTGTTGTCGCGGGTGCAGGCCGCAATGAGCTGGTTCAGTTCTACAATGTTCATGGGCATTCTCTCTGTGTGGATTCATTCCTGCGCCCGCTGGGGACGCAGGGTGAAGCCACTCAGAGGGCGGCAGACACGTCGCGCAGCGCCGCCAGCCAGGATTTGCGCACAGCTTTGTGGTTCGAGGCGTCCAGGGTGTCGTAGACGGCATCTACCTTATGCGCGGCCGTGAGATAGCCGGCATTACGCAGCGTCTCCACCAGCTCTTCGTGTTCCCCAATGACGCCGCCGAAACTGTTCGCGCCGGCGTGGATGGCCTGGGCGATGATGGCGCGGATAGTCTCACTGCGCGATTGGTTCATCCCCAGCGCTTCGGCGTGGGCCGCGTCCAATTGGTCGGCCTTGAACGAGCGGGCGCTTGCCTTGATGTCGAATTCTTCGTTCATTTCCAGCGCTTCGGCGTGGGCGGCTTCAATATTCGCCGCCAGTGCTTTGGCGTGTGTTTCGCGCGCCTTGAGAACCTTGGTGTCCACTGGCTGGTCGCCGGTAGCACGCTGGGCGGCCTCATAGGCCTCAGCTTCCTCTTTCGATGCAAACTCCACGCGAAAGCCGTGGGGGCAGCGGTCGATACGGTCAGCCGCGAAGACCATCACAACGTGCCTGGTTTTGGTGAAGCCTTCATAGGATTGGTAAGAGGTGGTGGTGATGTTGAATTGTTTCAGAGCTGCGCGAAACTCATCGCCGCCGGTCAGGAATTTATCGGTCATGTACTGGAGAAGAGATTTAACTACTGCGCGGTCTTGAGTATTCATGGGGGTTGCCTCGTTTTTGTTGTTGGCGCAATACTGCGCTGGAGTTATTATTTTAGAATGGCGTGAGCGCTCACGCAAGTAATATTGGCGATTATGGAAATAATATTTGCAGTATTGGAACGGTTTTATTATTGTTTGTGCCGGAATAACTGCAGGGCCACCTGGCACATGTGGGGCGGGGCGTATCACCTAGCCCGGGGGCATCGTCAGAATGTGCAAGCCGCCCTTTTTCCAGGGGTATCCACCGGTAGCTGCGCCGGCGGCGACAGAGCAGCAAACCAACCAGCTCGATGAGAAAGGGCATTCCGCAACGCTGCCCTTTCTCATCAAGCCCACCTAAGAGGTGTTGCCTATCCAGGGTTCAAATCTCGCTCTCATTCACAACACCATCCATGCGATACCATGGCAGACGCCAGAGACTGTTTTACCCATCCCGGCCCAAACACCGGTCATTTCCTCCCCCAGCAGCTCCAGAGCGATCCTGATTTCCTCGTTGAGTTGACGAGTTCCCGTCCAGTTCACCCAGCCCGTTAAATCGGGTTCGGTATACAACCAGCGCGCGTTCTGGACCCTGAATACGCCGCTAGGCAGGTCTATTTGCTCCCAGGCAAGCCAGCGGCTGGCCTCTCCAGCGAGTGTTTGCATTCTGTAACTCCTGTTTCTACAATCGCAACAGCAACGCCGCTTTGATTCCTCGGCGCGATCGCAGGAGTCAATACTGAGTCTGAAAAAATCATTATGTCCACAGGAAACGCAAAGGTTAAAGCTGCCAAACGCAAACGCCCCTTGACGCCGAAGCAACAGCGATTCGTCGAAGAGCTGCTTGCAGACGAGGATATGCGAGCCACAGTCGCATACCAGCGGGCCTTCAGATGCTCCCAACGGGTGGCAGAAGTCAACGCATCCAGGTTGCTAAGATCGGCTAGGGTGCAGGAAGAAATTTCCATCGCGATGGAGGAGCGCTCAAAACGCATCAGTCTCACTCACGACGATGTGTTGAGACGCCTGTTCGCGATGATGACGGCCGACACGAACGACATCGTTCAGTTCCGCCGGACCTGCTGCCGCCACTGCTACGGAAAAGGCCATGAGTTCCAGTGGCGTAACCAGGAGGAGTTTGAGAGGGCGGTAGCCGTTGAAGCCAAAGAGGCAGCGGACGAAGAGCGTAAGCCGCGTGTGATTACGAACGCCGGCGGCTATGGCTACGACGAATCACTCATGCCGCATGAAGATTGCCCGAAGTGCAATGGCGAGGGCTTTGGCCACATGCACGTTAACGATACGCGGCTACTGAAAGGCGGCGCCCGTCTCATCTACGCGGGCATGGAGCAGACCAAAGAGGGCATCAAGCCCAAACTGGTCGATAAGGCGGTGATCATCGACAAGGTGATGCGCCACCTGGGCATGTTCAACGACAAGCTCACGCTCAAGGGTGATACTGAGGACCCGCTCACACTTCTGGTGCAGCAGCTGCCTGGCGCAATCATCCGTCCGAAGTCCCAGGACGACGAGGGCGAAGACTAATGCCGCGCCAGTGTGGAAAGCATCTTGAGCCGCTTAGCAGTCTCCGGCCATTCAGCGCGGAGACTGAGCGCTTTGGTTGCCAGCTCCACCAGGCGCGTGGCGCCGTTCTTCTCCCACGCAACATAGGTTCGCCGGCTGACGCCCAGCTCTTCCGCTGCGCGTTCCTGCGACCAGCCCATACCCACGCGCCAGATGCGCAGCTCGAAACCACCCATGCTCACCCCCTGATATTGATCTGCCGAAATTTGCACATGCACCACGGCATTATAGCCACTGAATGTGCAGAACCTGCGCTTTTACGTGAAAAAAATCGCATAACTGATCGCACTGGCTCGCAGATTTGGCGGAGGTGCGCATGAACGCTCTTGCGCCGGTGAAGTCGGTTAAGCCAGGCGACATCCCGCTCGATTTTGTGCCGTCGAACCGCGAAGAGATGGCCGCGTGTCTGTCAGACCCTATCTGGCGCATGTGCAGCGGCCAGCTGTACAAGATCAAGACCAAGCCGAAGGACGAGAACGGTAACGAGGACGAAGACGCCGAAGCCCTGGTGGTGCCGTTCAAGCCAAACCGCGCCCAGCGAAAGCTGCTGAACCGGCTGCATAAGCGCAACATCATCCTGAAAGCCCGTCAGCTGGGTTTCACGACGTTCATCGCCATCCTGTTCCTGGATAGTGCGCTTTTTGCACATAAGACCCGGCCAGTGTCGGCGGCGATCGTGGCGCAGACCGATGACGTGGCGAAGGAGATATTCAGGGACAAGATTAAGTTCGCCTATGACGAGCTGCCGCCGGCGCTGCGTGCCGTCATGCCACTGGAGCGCGACCGCGCAGATAAGCTGGAGTTCTCCCATAACGGTAGCTGGGTGCGTGTCTCGACCTCATTCCGTGGCGGTACGCTGACACACCTGCATATCTCTGAGTTCGGTAAGATATGCGCGGAGTTCCCGGCGCGCGCGAACGAGGTAGTCACCGGCTCTATCCCGGCCGCCGAAAAGGGGATGATCTTCATAGAGTCCACCGCCGAAGGGCGCGATGGTCACTTCTTCAAGATGACCCAGCGTGCGCAGAAGGTTGCCGCCCTGGGCCGTCGCCTCACGAACAAGGAGTTCCGGTTCCACTTCTTCCCCTGGTGGGAGGACATGCAATACCGCATGGATCCGGAGGGCGTGGATATCTCCGACGCCGAGAACGAATACTTCGACGACGTAGAAGCCAAGATGGGTACGGAGATCGACATCGAGCAACGTGCCTGGTGGATAAGTACCCGCGATAACGAATACTCCGGCGAAGAGGAGAAGATGTGGCAGGAATACCCATCCACTCCGGAAGAGGCGTTCCAGAAGTCGGCGGTGGGCTGCTACTATACTGTGCAGATGACGAAGGTGCGCAAAGAGAAGCGCATCACGACGGTACCGTACACGCCTGGCTATCCGGTCAACACGTTTTGGGACATCGGCAACAGCGACGGGACCGCGATATGGTTCCACCAGCAGATTGGCCAGCGGCACAACTTCATCAAGTTCATGGAAGGCTGGGGCGAGCCGTACAGCCATTTCGTGAGCAGGATGCAGAAGCTGGGTTACGTGTGGGGGCGCCACTATCTCCCGCACGACGGCAACCACGAACGCCAGGGCGAAACCAGCAACCACTCACCGAAGGAAATGCTGGAACGCCTGGGGCTGAGGAACGTCGAGATCGTAGAGCGCGTCTCCGAGCTGCAGCACGGCATCCAGATAACGCGTGATATGCTGGCGACGGCCTGGTTCGATGCAGAGGGCTGCAAAGAGGGTATCGACCACCTCGACAGCTACAAGAAGTCCTGGAACGAGCGCCTGGGCTGCTTCTCCGATACGCCGTTGAAGGACGTACACACGGAAGGGGCCGACTCCTTCCGGCAGTGGGCGCAGGTCTATGGCCAACCACACAACCCGGGCAACCGGGCAAAACGCCCGTCGAAACGTCGTAACAGATCACCGATGGCCACATGACGACGGGAAAGGTTTTTCGTGCTCTCAGTGTTGCTAATCTGGCAACATATGGGGCAATAAAGCAACGCAGGGGAATCACATGAGTCATTTGATTAGGCATGCACTGGACCTGACGCAGAGCCATTTTTGCAAAGCACGCGGGGATCTGACGCTCTACGGCACCTGGTTCGGTGACAAGCGCCGGCCGTGCCTCGTTGTCGTTCCCACGTTCCGCCAGAACTATCTGACCTGCAAGCCGCTGGTCGTCTGCATTGACGACGCCTGGAAGTGGAACCCGGACGACCCTGACGCGATGCCGGAAATCAATGCGCTTATGGTGCAGAGCTTCCTCGACCAGAACGGCTTCGACATGACGAACACCTTCACCATGATGCGTGTCGTCTCCTTCATCCATGACCACCTTGGCGACCTGCTGCGCATCCCACCGAAGCCGGTGAGTGAGATCGTCGTTGCCGATGCGGTCCAGACCGACCACGCGACAGGGAAAGTCACAACCCGGGAGATTATCGACCGTGTTTGATGACGACGAAAAACAAAGCGGCATGGACTTTCAGCAGGGGAGACTGGACACCAGCGACCCCTGGACCCGAATGCCGAAGTCCGAAGACGGGAGCAGCGGCAAGAAGCAACACCCGCTCGACAGCCTGCCGATGGAGACGCGTTTCCGGCGCCTTCTCAGCCTGTACGAGGATGAGCTGGACCGCCAGGGCGAGAACCGGGCGCAGATGGCGCTCGATGAAGACTTCTACGACAGCATACAGTGGCGCGAGGAAGATGCGGCCGCCCTCCGCGAACGCGGGCAGATGCCGCTGGTCTACAACGTCATCAGCACCACGGTTAACTGGATCACCGGTTCCGAGAAGCGCGGACGCACGGACTACAAAATCCTCCCGCGCCGTAAGGATGCCGGCAAGCCTGCAGAGCGCAAAACGCAGCTCATGAAGTACCTGAGCGACGTGAACCGGACGCCGTTCCATCGCTCCCAGGCATTCGAAGACCAGGTGAAGGTCGGTATCGGCTGGCTGGAAATCGGCGTGCAGGAAGGTGACGACGGCGAGCCGGTCTACGTCCGCTACGAGTCCTGGCGCAATATCCTGTGGGATAGCGCCTGTACCGAGAAAGACCTGAAAGACTGCCGCTACATCTTCCGCACCAAGTGGGTGGACCTCGATATCGCCATAGCCATGTTCCCCGATCGCAAGGGGCTGCTGGAGAGCGATGCATCGGCTAACCAGAGCTATGGCCTGGATACCCAGGGCGATGAAGCGATGGACAGCCAGGAAGATGCACTGGAGGGGTACAGCTCGACCCGCACGAACCTGGGCGCCCACCGCCGCCCTCGCGTTCGCCTCATTGAGTGCTGGCACAGGTACCCGCAAGACCTGATGCGCATGAAAGGCGGCGACTTCGCCGGCGAAATTTATGACCCGGCTGATCCGGCGCCAGGCCACCAGGCGGATATCGAGGCCGGTCGCGGTACTCCGGTTCCGCGCCAGAAGGCCATGCGTATGCAGGTCAGCATCTTCTGCCCGTCCGGCATGCTGTACAACGATGTCAGCCCGTACCGCCACAATGACTTCCCGTTCACCCCGTTCTGGTGCTACCGGCGCGGCCGCGACAAGCTCCCGTATGGTGTTATCCGTGGCCTCCGCGACATGCAGGAGGACATCAACAAGCGTGCGAGCAAAGCGCTCTACATCCTCTCTACGAACAAGGTGATCGTGGACGAGGGTGCGGTAGACGACCCTGAGGAGCTGCGCGAAGAGGTGAGCCGTCCGGATGCCTTTATCGTGAAGAAGAAAGGCTACGAAATTCAGCTCAACGCCGAGCGCGAGCTGGCTGCTGCGCATCTGGATATGATGAGTCGCAGCATGATGATGATCCAGAGCGTGTCCGGCGTCACCGATGAGAACCTGGGGCGCCAGACCAATGCCACCAGCGGCAAGGCAATCACCGCCCGCCAGGAGCAGGGCAGTCTCGCTACTGCCGGCATCTTCGACAACCTGCGCCTGGCCGTGCAGGTGCATGGTGAGAAGGAGCTGAGCTGCATCGAGCAGTTCTTTACCGAGCGCAAGCAGTTCCGCATCACCAACATGCGCGGTACCCCGCAGTACATCGATATCAACGACGGTCTGCCGGAAAACGATATCATCCGCTCAAAGGCGGATTTCGTCATTTCCGAGGCCGACTGGCGCAACAGCGTACGCCAGGCACAGACAGATGAGCTGTTCGCCCTGCTGCAGCAGCTGGCACCAGTGGCGCCGCAGGTTGCCATGGTCATGCTCGACCTGATTGTCGAAGATATGGACATCGCGAGCCGTGACGAGCTGGTGAAGCGTATTCGCCAGGTGACAGGTATGCGCGATCCGGACGCCGAAGAGCCGACCCCGGAAGAAGTGGCAGCAGAGCAGGCCAAGCAGAAGCAGGCCCAGCTGCAGGAGCGCGCCGTTATGGCCGATATCGCGGCGAAGGAGGCGAAAGCCAACCGCGACAACGTTGCCGCCGGCAAAGACCAGGCCGCTATCCAGAAAATCCTGTCCGAGCTGGCAGGTCAGAACGTTCAGACCCAGCTTGCCGCGCTGCAAGCCGCCATTACCGCACTGCAGGCGCCAGGCGCAGTGCCGGTAGCCGATGGCATGCTGCATGAGGCCGGGTTTGTCTCACGCACCGAAGGAGAGGAGACGCAGCGCCAGGAGGCTATTCAGCAGTCGGAGGCCGAACAGGCCGCCTTACAGCAGCAGCAACAGCAGCAGGCGATGGCCGAAGAAGAGGCCGCCCGCCAGCAGCAGGAGCAGCAACAGCAGGATCCAGCCCAGGGCATGGGCCTGCCGCAACCAACCCAACCACAATGACGAGGATTGACCATGAGTGACCGCGATTTGACTCCAGAAGAACTGGCCATGCTGACACCTGCAGAGCGCGCAGGCCTGGAAGATGACGACGACGGCGACGATAACGAAGAGGTTATCGAAGACGAAGAGCTGAGCGCAGAAGCAAAAGCGGCAGCGGAAGGCGAAGGGGAAGACGAAACCCCACCAGCCAAACAGGACGAAGGGCAGCCTGGCGCCAAGCAGGAAGCCGAAGGCGAAGACGAGCAGGGCGCACAGCAGCAGGAGACGACCCAGGCCGCGCAGCCGGTTCCCCTGTTCAAGGCTGACCTTCCGGAGGACATCGACGCCAAGTTTAAGGACATCGACAGCCGCGAAGAGGCGCTGATCGAGAAGTTCGAAGACGGCGACCTGACCACCCGCGAATACAACGCGGAGCTGCGCAAGCTCAACAAAGAGCGTTCTGACCTGGAATGGCTGCAGCGCAAGGCTGAACTCTCCCAGGAGTCAAGCCAGACCCAGCGCGAGCAGCAGTGGTACAACGATGTTGGCTCTTTCGTGAAGACGCACCCGCTCATCGAGAAGAACGAGACGATGTGGAACAGCTTTGACGCCGTTCTGCGCAAGGTGACGGCCACGACGATCGCCGCCGGCGGATGGCCAGGACAGGCCGACATCGAGAAGGCCTATAAGCAGTGGTCCGAAGACCTGGGGATCTCGACCGATACGCCAGCACCGAAGCCGGCGCCTGCAGCTGAGAAGAAAGAGACGCCAGCACCGGCCGCCGCGAAGAAGGAACTCAAGGTTCCGCCGACGCTGGCCAACGTGCCGGCTGCGTCTCATGAAGACACGGACGACGGCAAGTATGCGCACCTTGACCGTCTGGCTGATGAAGACCCGCTGGCATACGAGGAGGCGATTAAGAAGCTCTCCCCGGGTGAGTGGGAAGAGTATTCGCAGTCTCGATAAGGGGAAAGGACGATGATACAGCACAACCTGCGCCTGGGCGAAGAGCTGCGAATTGGTGACACCGTAGTACGCATGGTGAAGAAATCCGGGCAGGTTGCTGCCCTTGTTATCGACGCTCCGCCAGAAGTGAAGATCGTTATTTCCAAAGACCGGGAGGATAGCCAGAAGCCACGAAATCCATTAACCACGTCTTGAGTGTTTGCATTTCAGCAACACTCAATCGATAATCACAACGAGCGCTGCGTATGACGTGCGGCTTCCAGGTATCCCGCACGCATTGAGGGCAAGCGCATATGGGCCAAACAACTATTCCCTTCGGTGATCCGAAGGCCCAAAAACGGTGGTCCGGTAAGCTCTTCGTGGAGACCATCGCGAAGAGCTACTGGGAACGTTTCATCGGAACGTCCACCAATTCCGTAATCCAGCGCAAAACTGAGCTGGAATCCGACGCGGGCGACCGCATCTCCTTCGACCTGTCTGTCATGCTTCGTGGCGGCCCGACTACGGGTGACGCGCGACTGAAAGGCAATGAAGAAGCTCTGAAATTCTTCACCGATGAAGTCATCATCGACCAGATCCGTAAATCGGTATCGGCCGGCGGTAAGATGACCCGTAAGCGTACCGCGCATGACCTGCGCCAGGTCGCTAAGGATCGTCTGTCCGACTGGTGGGCGGAGTACATCGACCAGATGTTCTTCATCTACATGTCCGGTTCTCGCGGCATCAACGAAGACTTCCAGGCCTTCCCGCTCGACTACGCTGGCCACGCCGGCAACGAGCTGCGCCAGCCGGACGGTCAGCACATCCTGTTTGGTGGTGACGCCACCAGCAAAGCCACCATCACCGCCGACGATACCATGTCCCGCATGGTCATCGAGCGCGCCGTGACCAAGGCACGCATGATGCGTTCTCGCGACCCGAAAAACGCCAACCTGCTGCCGATCAAAATCAACGGCGAAAAACACTACGTCGTGGTGATGTCGCCGTACCAGGAGCACGACCTGCGCTCCGAAGTGGGCGAACGTGGCTGGCTGGAAGTTCAGAAAGCTGCAGCTGCCGCAGAAGGTAAGAACAACCCTATCTTCAAAGGCGGCCTGGGCATGATCAACAACGTCGTGCTGCACAGCCATGAGCACTCTATCCGCTTCAACGACTATGGCGCTGGCCAGAACGTGAGCGCGGGGCGTGCGCTGTTCATGGGTACCCAGGCGGGCGTGGTTGCATACGGCACTGCCGGCGGTCTGCGCTTCACCTGGAAAGAGGAAGTGGACGACTACGGTAACGAGCCGTCCGTCGCAGCCGGTACCATCATCGGCGTGTCCAAAACCCGCTTCAACAAACGTGATTTCGGCGTGGTGGCTATCGACACCGCTGCTGCAGATCCGAACGCCGCATAAGGGGGCAGCACGATGGCTCTGATTCAATCCGATTGGGCGAAAGGCCTCAAACCCGTAGCCCGTCCGCAGACCGCGTGGACCGTCCACGCGCAGCTGTTCATCGTCGATGTGCCGGCAGCGGGCTTCGCTACCGGCGACATCCTGGAGCTGGCCGTTCTCCCGCCGTACGCCCGCATTGTGGGCGCGCAGCTGGTGACGGTTGGCAGCCTGGGCGCCGCGACCGTGGACGTTGGTCTGATGTCCGGTACCACCGGTGAGCTGACCAACGACGACAACAGCGCCCGTACCTCCGGGAATGAGCTGTTTGCCGCTGCAGCGCTGACCGCTGAGCTGACCTTTATCAGCAAGGCGGCCGCCCTGCTGCTCGCGCCGGCCGAGAAAGACCGCTCCATCGGCGTGAAGTTCAGCGCCGCTGTTGCGGCCGGCGCCGGCAAGAAGATCGGCCTGCTGCTGCAGTTCGCTCAGTAAGGATTAGGGGCGGATGCCCCTTTTCCTTTTCCCCCATCACCGAGGTATCCGCATGAAGATTGAAAGTATCATTCAGCGCAAGAACGGCACCCGCGTTACGCTCGATGCGCCGACCCGTCATTACCATTTCAAGCCTACCGAAACCGATCCGCGCCACCTGGCCGAAGTCACCGAAGCCTCGCACATCGCTATGCTGCTGCGCATTCGGGACGGTTATCGCGCCGTAGAAGGCGAAGAGCTGCCGGAAGACACCACCGACACCAGCAAAGACGCATTCACGCGCGAGCTGAAAGGCAGCTCCGTTCACAACGCCACCTACACCATCAAGGGCGGTGACACTATCGAGCTGGACGACCTGGTAGGCATGGCGTTCGAAGATAGCGGCCTGTCCGAAGACGACTGGAACGACCTGGCCGACCAGGAGCGCTACGAGTTTATCGATCGCACCCTGTCCGAGCTGGTTGACCCGCCGGAAGAGGGCGCCACCCAGGAAACTCCGCCGGCGCCGGCCGCAGATGCACCGACCGACGACGCCAAGACTCCACCGACTAGCGCCACCAGCGCCAGTGAAGGTGATGGCGAGGGCGAGGGCGAAGAGCCGGAAGAGCTGAGCCGCGAAGAGTGGGCCGCGAAGTACAAAGCCCTCTACGGCCGTAACCCGAACAAAAATCTGACCGTCGCGCAGATCAAGCGCGCTGTCGTAGACGCGTAAGGGGGCGCCATGGCTATTCAGGCATGCAAAGTCATTTCGGCGGCCGGACTTGTTCGGCTCAACGCCATGGTAGCGGATGCCGTCGCCCAGGGGTTTGCACCTCACGGTGACATCATGCCGGTAGCCGATGGCGAACTCGTTCTCATCATGGTCAAGAGGGACACCGGCATTGATGGCTGCACGGTCATCAGCGCCGATGGTCTGATCCGCCTCAGTATGCTGCTGGCCGATGCCGTCGTGGACGGCTTCTCACCGCATGGTGACATTATCACGCTGCCGAGCGGCGATTACGTCATGGTGCTGGTGAAGGGTGGCGATAGCGGCGGCGGTACTGGCGATATCACCAGCGCGCAAATCTCCGATGCCACCACCGTAGGTAAATCCGTTCTGACCGCTGCAGACGCAGCTGCAGCACGTACCGCGATCGGTGCCGGCACGTCTAACCTGGCCATTGGTACCACCAGCACCACCGCTAAAGCGGGCAACTATGCGCCGACCTGGGCGGAAGTGACCGGCAAGCCTGCAGTAATCGGCGCCGGCGCCGATGCAGCTGCTGCGCGTGCGGCCATTGGTGCGGGTATCGGCAACTCGAACCTGGTGATCGGCACCACCGCGACCCAGGCGAAGGCCGGTAACTGGAAGCCGGTTGTGGCTGATATCACCGACTCCGGAGATTTCGGCCGCCAGCTGCTGCAGTGCGCCGACCAGGCTGCAGCCAAAACGCTGCTGGGGATCGCATGATGACGGCGAAAGACCTGCTGGAGCGCGCCGGTATTATCCTGGTGGATGAGGGCTTCGTCCGCTGGGAAACGTCAGAGCTGGCGAAGTGGCTCAACGATGGTCTGCTGGCCATCGTGACGCAGAAGCCCAGCGCCACCGCCACCACGGTAACACTGCCGCTGGTGGAGGGTACGCTGCAGCAGCTTCCGCCTGCGTACAACAGCATCCTGCGCCCGGTGCGCAACGTGCGCGGTGAGAAGTCCGACCGCAACCCGCGCAAGATCCTGACCGTCGTCGGCGTCGAGACTATCAACGCCCTCAAGCCAGACTGGCACGACAATTACAGCGTCCAGTACGCGCAGCAGGCGAAGCATTTTATCTTTGATGAGGCTAACCCGCGCGCGTTCTACGTCTACCCGGGAAACGACGGCACTGGCTACATCGAGGCGGTGCTGTCCGCTATGCCGCAGCTGGTGGAGCCGACCGGCGACCCGCTGGACCTGGCGAGCTACGACGTGCCGATCGGCATCACCGACATCTATTTCAACGCACTGCTCTATTTCGTTCTGCACCGCGCCTACGCCAAAGACGCGCAGGTGGCCGGCGCCGCTGCGCGCTCCGCTGCCTGGTATCAGCAGTATGCGAACGAGCTGGGCATTCAAGTCACCGTCGAAACGAACATGTCCCCGAACGTCAAACAGGGCGTGGGTAGCGGCGCTGTGGGGGTAACACAATGATGCACGGCATGCCCGAAACCCGGGAAATTGAGACGCTGTATCCGAAGGTGCTGCAGTACGCACCTGGCTGTCCGGAGCCTACAGCGATCGAGCATCTGCGTGATGCGGCCGTTCAGCTCTGCAAGAGTACGCGCTGCTGGCGAGATATGGACGAGTTCGAGACGGAAGGCCTTGGCCCGGAGGAAATCCCGGGTATCCAGCCTTATGCCGCGCTCTTCGAGATCGAGAAGGCCTGGTACAACGACCATGAGCTGGAGCGGAAGGGCTTCGGCTATGACATGCTGTTCCACGATGCCGGCGAACCCCGTTACATCACCCAGGTAGGGCCGAACAGCGTCATGCTGGATCCGGCCGGCGCCGGCACGCTCAAAATCTCGATGTTCCTAATGCCGTCTGAGAACGCCGAGACGCTACCGCTGTTCTTCTTTGACCAGTTCCCCCGCGCCCTGGCGGATGGTGCGCTTGGTACGCTGCTGTTGCTGCCGAACCAGCCCTTCACCAATCCCCAGCTTGGCGTGGTCTTCGCGAACAAGTTCCAGGCTGTCCTGGACCGGAATTTCGCTTTCAACATGCGAGGGCAGCAGCGTGCCAGAAAGCGCACCAAACCCAACTACTTCTGAGTACCAGGGCCGCCCGATGCAGTCGGGCTATCTCCCTGTGTCTCAGTATGACGCCGTTCACCACATCGGTAACGGCATCATGGAACGCCAGGTCAAACGGGCGGAGGAAACGCACGCCTGGGCCTTTGACGCGATGAGCTGGATCGAGCCGAACGAGCGCATCACCGCATGTGCCGCGCGCACCGAAGGCGGTCCATTGGTCATCACAAACCTGCAGTTTACGGACTCAGCTATCGTTATCTGGCTGGCCGGCGGTGGCGATGAGGTCCGCCAGGTAGTCTCCGTGGAGTTTTACACCAGCAAACTGCGACTACTGCAGTATCAGTTCGCCTGCTTTACGTACGGTACCGAGCCGATGATTGTGCGGGTAGAGCTGCTGGGGCCGCCTGTCGTCCTGGTAGGCTTCACGCACCCGGATAAACAGCCCGAACCCGTCCAGCTGCCGGAGATCAGTGTCACGCCTTCGGTGCTGGATTTCCCGCTGACCGGAGTGAACCAGGTATCGGCGCCGTTGTCGCTGACCATGCAGAATACGGGGCAGGTTCCCGTATTCCTGCGCTCCATCACTGTGGCCGGCGAGTTCCACCAGAAGAACGGCAGCGAAGAAATCCTGCAGCCAGGTGACGCATACCCCATCGCGGTGACGTTCGCCCCGAAGGCTGCAGGAGAGTTCGCTGGCTCTATCTCCATCGACATCAACGACGGCGGCAGGCAGTACGCGACGTTCACCGGCACTGCTGAAATCGGCACGCGCATCACCACAAGCGGCAACCAGCTGATCACCGGCGCTGGCGAGAACTTCCGTCTGCGCTCTATCAACTGGTTCGGCGCCGAAACTGACGTTTACGTGCCTCATGGACTTTGGGGGCGCGGCTATAAGTCCATCATCGACCAGATTAAGAGGATGGGCTTCAACTCCATTCGCCTGCCGCTGAGCGGCGATACTTTGACAGACGGCCGGGGCGTGTCTGCTGGCGCCATCAACTACGATCTGAACCCGGAACTGACCGGTAAGACCGCTATCGAGGTTCTGGCCACCATCATCGCGTACTGCGCGGAAAAGGAAATTTACGTCATCCTGGACCACCACCGGCGCACTGCCGGCAGCGGGGCCGATGGTTCACCGGTCAGTGACACCTATCCGCTGGCGACCTGGATCGCCAACTGGCAGGCGCTGGCGCTGCGGTTTGCTGACATCGAGTATGTGCTGGGCGCCGACCTGCATAACGAACCGTACTCGCTCTCATGGCCCGTATGGGCGGATTACGCTGAGCAGTGCGGCAACGCCATCCACCAGCTTGCACCTCACTGGCTCATCTTTGTTGAGGGTGTTGGCTCATTCAACGGCGAAAGCTACTGGTGGGGCGGCCAGCTCGCCGGCGTGGCATCGCGGCCGGTGCGTCTCAACCAGGCGAACCGAGTCGTCTACTCACCGCACGAATATGGCCAGTCCGTAGGTAATCAGTCCTGGCTTGCGTATGATGGCCAGCCGCTGCCGGCAAACTGGCCACTCAATCTCTATCAGGTATGGCGCGACCATTGGGGCTTCATCGTCGAGAACGATATCGCACCGGTGTGGATTGGCGAGTTCGGCGGGAAATTCGGCACGAACGGTGCTGGCCAGCTGGGGATCGCCCCGCACGCTGAGTACGAGTGCCAGTGGCTCTATCACCTCGAACTGTATCTGAACGGTGACTTCAACGGGGACGGCGCGAAGGAGCTGCCGGCCGACAGCGCCGGAATCAGCTTCTGCTATTGGGCGTTCAACCCAAACAGCGGCGACACAGGCGGCATCGTCCAGGACGACTGGACGACCGCGCAGGCTTTCAAACTCAGACTACTGGAACCCATTATGGCTGGTGTAGACCTCGATTATCTGACATCGCTCAACCCGATTTCAGCGTCGGAAATTGCCGATGCTGATCTGCTGCTGGTCAACCACAACGGCACCGACTACAGCCTGCGCGTCAGTGAGCTGATGGCGCTTACGCGCAACAAAACCTATGAGCCTGGCGTGGTTCACTGGTTCGCGACCAACGTCAACCCGAACGCGAAATACAGCGGGCAGACCTGGATCCTCGTCCCTGGACTGGAGAAGACCGTACGCCTGGCGAAAGCGGACGGCAGCGACCTGCTGACCACCGGCGGTGCGGACAGCATCACTATCGGGAAGGACAACCTCCCGGCCGTGCAAATCCCCGTACACGGTACTGCCGAAAACAAAGACCTGGGTACGAAAACCACGTCCAACAACGGCCAGCATACCCACACCTGGGGTACAGGCGTGCAGAAACAGGGTGGCAGCGATAACCCCGTCGCCGGTTCTGCAGAGGGTGGGTTTGGCACAACGTCGGCGGCTGGTGCGCATGATCACACCGTCGAACTCGGCGCGCACGACCACACAGTAAGCGGTCAAACAGAGAACTTAGGTAGCGGTCAGTCCCTGGGCGTGAAGAACGCCTACGTTGTTCTGGCCGCCTGGTATCGCGTTTCTTAAAAGGGAATAAGATTTATGAGCAACTTATCCGGCGCTACTACTGCCGTCTTTATTGTCAGCCTTTCTGCAGCGCTGGAAACGCCTGTCACCGTAGCCTGGAAGACGAAGGACGGCACCGCGAAGGCTGGCACCGACTACGAGGCCGCGAGCGGTTCTGTCACCTTTGAACCTGGTGAAACCACCAAGCAGATCCAGGTTACCGTCTATGGTCGCGCAGAAGGTGACACGGAAACCCGCACGTTCGGCATCGAGCTGTATCCGCCAGAGAACGCAATCCTGGACCAGACACTGACTGAAATTGACATTCTGGTCACTGACCAAGACGGTACAGCTATCACATCGCTTGTCGTGGCTACCGGCCCTCGCGGGCTGAAAGGCGACCCGGGGCTAAGCTCTTACGAGCTGGCAAAACTGCAGGGCTATGAGGGGACACTGGAAGAGTACATCCAGCAGGAAACCGCTGCAGGGATATCAGCTGATCGGGCGGAAGATGAAGCCGACCGAGCAAAAAATGAAGCTGACCGCGCAGACGAAGCAGCTGGCAGGGCGGAAAACGTCTCGGATTCTGTCAACACGTTCAGTACAAAAGAGCTTGGTTTGGCCGGCACAACCAACGGCCAGACATTCAGGGTTCCTCAAGGTGTGGGAGCCGACCGATCTTTCATTTACTACGAAAATCGTGCTGGCGTAGCTTACGCCTCTGCTGAACAGCCTGGGAAGTCCCTTATCGACGCCGTAAACGTCCGCATGGATGACGCGAATAAGCAGATAATTGCAAATACAGAAATTGCGAGCCTGTCTCTTTCTACATTCTCAACGTTTTCTGCCCCTGGAACCATACCAATCAGCGCAGGGGTGCCGACAGCCCTTAAAATTGATGCAGTGACTGCCAATCCGGTGGCTACGGACAAAGTATCGCTGACATATACGCAGGATGGTAAGACCAGAGAGCTAATCAGGATGAAGCCGTCCGAATATATCAGTGGTAGAACTCTGTATTCTCCGTATCGGAGAATCGATCTCTCCCGCATTACTCCTGCGAGCGTGGTGCTTGATGAGGTAAATTCAGTAGCGCGTGTAATCTATGACTCAACAGTTATTACGCTGCAGGGCGCATTCGCCAGCAGCACAAGGATGTCATTATTTTCGCGCGATGATTTGTTTAAGCCTATTGTCGCGACAACTACCGATTATTCTTACACGGAGACTTGCTGTGGGTTGCGCGATGCCACAACTGCGCAGCTGACGATCCCATACAGCAAAATCACCGCCGCTGGCTACCCGGCGACAGTCGATGGCGTCAAAGATTATTTAGCCAAAGAATACTTGGTATTGGTTTTCGATTACTACACCAGCACAAACTATGTGGCTGAGTCCCCTATTGCCATTGCAGCTGACTTAACGGCAAGCGACGCCGTGCTGAACGCGCCTTCTGCTTCTTTCAGTTCGATAAGCGGTGATGTGCGGTACTGGAATGGAGTTACAAAAGACGACAAGGGCTATAATCCCTTCACGCGGTTTATTGCAGACGTTGTGAACGATACTGCAAATTCATATACCGGCCTGGTTGAGCTGAAAATTTCATTCCCACAAGGCATGGTATATGGACATAACGGGATAAAAGTCTCTGATAGCGATGGCAATATTTATCAGGGGCAGTTCGCAGGCGAAGAGTTTGTGAACCTCCGCTTCCAGTCCAATGAAGGGTTCCATCCTGACGGTTCGTTTAAAACCGGTTCTGTGTGGATTTACGATACTATCGCGGCTGGCGTGAGAAAGAGCTACAACGTCGATGCTTACGGTTATAGCTACGACAAGACAAAATATCCAGATCTCGCTTACTACGCTAATATCGAGGCCAATAAACGGTATAATCTCACCGTTGGCGGACTCACGTACCGGTTTTCGTGGGGGGCGCATTATTACGGCCTTACGTCGATTGATGCACTCCCCAACGATGACACCAATCGTGTGCGGGTAGGGATCAGCCCACAATATCGCTACTTAAACGACGGAAGCTCCGTGATCGAATATTTCACGGAGAACGTCTCACTGAAGGTGGTGAACAGTGGGCCTTTATTTACCGAAGTTGAGCGAATTGCGTACAACGCGGGTAATGCAATTCTGGCCGCTGGTGTCTTGAAGGCAGTCACGAAATATCGAATCTTCAATACCGGGCAAGTGCTGGTGAAAAATACCATTACGGCCTTGCAGGAAATACCGGTAGGAAAGCTCTACGGCGCAACGGTTCCCGTCAACATGTATTATCAAGCGGGTGTTACTCCAGTCTTTTCATTTCAGTCGCCAGCTGCGATCACCGCCAGCAACCTTATTGGCAACGGGAACTTCTCGATTGTCCCTACCATCGTGAATGGCGATATACACCGTGATGGTACGGCTGGTGGGCCGACCAGGCCGACGACTATCGGCATGACGAATACACCTGCACAAAACCTGATGGGTGTCACCGCTGGATGGGCATTTACCTCAACTACAGATTATTCACTGCTTAACTGGCCGGTGGAAAAAAACTGGACCTGGAGCGTCGAAATTTGGTTGAACGCCAATGAAACCGCCACAGACCACTTCGCCCTGGCAACAAAGGTGCTTAACCGACCTGTAGGCATGGCTGCGCAGGGACAATTGCCAAACTTTGCTGTGAAGACGGCAGAGGATGATCTGTTGCTTTTCATGGAGGCAGTGGCAGACTTCTGGATGAACGGCGATACGTCTGGAATTGGAGGGATGACGCCACCATTTAACTTCAGCAACCCAAGCAACCTTACCCCCTTCGGTTATCTCGCATACAGGGAGCTGGTGAAGAAAAATGGCACTCTGGCGGCGCTCTTGCCTGCATTCACCAAATATCTCGATGTAAACTACAACGGCACCGGGCTGGGGGCTGCATACATTAGTGGAAGCCGCTCGATTGCGGACCTTGTTGCCACCGTGTTTAAGCCGCTATCGACATTTTATCGTGTGGCGGAGGCACTTGGTGAAACAGCGGTGACTAATGCCCTGAAGCCGTACATTGCCAGCGTCGCAGATGCTATGGTTACGACTGTCACAAATAAAGGTGGCATCACGAACTACTACACCGACTCGGGGACTGGGGCCACCAACATCAATGTTTACGGCCTGCTGACCGTCGCTCTCGCTATTCATGCAGGTATGGATACCACCGGCAGTTATCAGACATGCTACAACACCGTTATTGCGCTCATTACCGATAAGGCGGCAATATTCCGCTACGCTCCTAGCTTGCTCGATTCGCAGCCGATTACGACCAGCTTGTCCCGTAGTCGCTGGTATAACTACGATATGGACCTCGCTGCCGAGTACCTGATTATGAACGATATGCTTGGCGGTACCCCGGCTTTCAATAACATCACCTATGGCCTGCATGGCCTTTGCGGTGATGGACGAATTCGCACCATCGACTACATCATTTCTGAGAGCCGCAGGGGGATCATTTCCACCCCGGTTAGCGTAGCGTTGGCTATGATGATGGTACGCAGGGTATCAACGGGTAATGCCGCGATGAAGTGTGTCAAAGCGTATCGTGAAGATTATATGGCCCAACCATATGCAGCTAGCCGGTTCTATGATCACTCACCTCGTTTATCAACCGGTATCCCGACCACGGTTTCAAGTCATAACCGGGTTATTCTTGAGATGCTGGCAGGATATTTTGTCAATCAACTAGTAAAAGGTAAGTCAGTAGGTTCAAAACTCTGATATAAGTATTGTTCGTCCGGTGGATTTCCACCGGACGCATCAAATTGACGTTAAAATATAAAGGAGTTTTTATGGTAGCAGCAACCGCAGTAACCGTAGACCCGATTGACGATCTGCCGCTGGACAACCTGCAGAACACCCTGGGCGCCATCTATGGGAAAGCTCAGTATGCAGCGACTGCAGCTGGTGACGCGAAAGGCCAGGCTCAGTGGGCCGCGAATGGTATCGGCTTCCTGGATTACCACCTGCGCCAGATCGCGGATAACATCGGGTACACTGTTCCTCCGATGCCGGCCTAAAGTTCAAAATGGATGTATGATTAAGCCCCGAAAGGGGCTTTTTCGTATGCGGAGCGGGGACTATGACCAGAAAAGCAGTATTTACCGTGCGGCTGTCCCAGGCCAGCACACAGCAAGCACAAATCGACTATGTGACCGTTGACCTGACGGCCACGGCGCCGGACGACTATACAGCACAGCGCGGAACGCTTACCTTCCTGCCGGGAGAGACTGAAAAGCAAATCACCGTCAATGTGCGTGATGACCGGCCAGGCGAGCAGGCGCAGCGGTTCATGACCACGCTTTACCGCGCGCAAAATTGCACGATCGTTGATTCAGACGGTATTGCGATTATTCCAGCCGGTTCGACCGATGGGCTGGGCGGCCCGCTTATCCTGCGCGGCCTGATGACCAACGCCTTTCACAACGTTGAGGGGCGCGGCGGCTATTTCCACCACAATTCCGGCACCAGCGAAGGCCAGTCAATCGGTATCGAGGGATCGCTGCTGGCCAGCCAGGTACTGGCGAACGGCAACGCCGACGAGAAGGCTGCAGCTGAGTGGTATAAGGCGAACGGCCAGACGATGCTCGATGCGATGGGGAATGGTTCTCTTACCGGGCCGATGCTGCGCCAGCAGATCCCCGACGATAAGAACACCATCACGCTGCTGCACTGGCTGTTTGCCGCGCGCGGCGATATCCCATCTCAGGCTATCAACTACTCTTTCCGCGCTACCAGGAACGGCAACAAGCTGTATATCCCTGCCAACGTGCCAGGGCATAAAGGCGCTGCTGACGTTTACCGCGTCTGGCAGATTTACCCGGCCAGCAGCTACCTGCTGTATCAGTCGCCTTACAGCCCGTCATATGACTCAGTAACGCCGGTGGCGGATACCAGCATCACGCTGGACAATGACGACTGGCGACTGGACGGCAGCACGGTTATCGTGACGATCCCCTCCGGGGCGCCGGCCGATGTCACCGACTGGTTTATCGTCTACGGCTACAACAACGCCGGCACTATCAGCCAGGGCGAGGCCGAAGAGGCTTATCCCTGCTGGACGAAGATCGACCCGGGCTATTCAGCTTGTGCGCCAGATACCTTCCGCTGGTTCGAATACGCGATGACCCTGGCGATGGAGGTGGATACCCGCACCGGCATGGCCGCGCGCTGGCAGAAGCTGCGTGACGCGATGCGCCGCACTGTCGTGAAAGGGCAGGCTATCAGCGACCTGCGCGAGATCATCAAGCCTATGCCGCAGTTCGACGCCATTCCGGCCAGGGGCGAGCCGTCCGGGATGTTCTGCTATTCGAACCATCCCCAGGCAACGCCACCAGGTCCGGGCGCGATCGGCGCCGGCGCTAATCCTGGATGGATTGGCTATAACTTCTGGTCCCGCGTGGGCGGAGCCGGCGGGACCGTGAAGCCTGGCGAGTTCACCTGGACGCCGGCGAACATGAGTGAAGCAGCTGCAGGGCGCAATTTCTTCAACGGGGCTATCCGGGCCGAGGTGCCGGCAGCGCCTTCCGTCTGCCAGGTGCAGATCGGTCGCGGTATCAATGACAGCTGGCGCACGGCTACCGACTACCAGGAAGCCGACCAGTTCATGTTCGTGGCGCTGTCGCTTTCCAGGCGGCCAAATCAGGCGCTGGGCGAGCGATGCTATGTCTTCATGTCCTCGACCAAATATTACGACGCCTCAACGCGCTGGTACGCGGATATCGGCCAGGACGCGGCTCTGGTGCCTTCCACCAGCCCGGACAAGCCGAGCTATGTGCTCATCCCGCGCACCGCATTCCGCCGCAAGGATGGCGATAACAGCGTTCTGCCGGCTGGCCAGCGCTTTGAGAACTTCGGTATCTCGATGGAGATGCGCGACGCCTATCGCCTGCAGATCGTCGCAATGCGGCCGGTCAGCGGCGCCAGCGAGCAGTGGGTGCGCGACAACCTGGCGAAGGCGGTCCACGGCTCGCCTATGCCGTTCTTCCCCGGGGCGATGCCGTTTGCCATCAACGCCGATACCGTGAAACAGCAGTTCGTCGGCTGGAACGGCTCACCTTTCCACGGCTACCAGCTGCCGGATCTGTGGTGGTTCCTGGCGGCCGATGCCGAGGCAGTACACCCGGACCTTAACCCGACCGTCAACATGCCGGTGCCTGACCAGGTGACGGGCGCAATCCGCTACCCGATCTCTTTGAGTGCCAACGGTGTTGCTAAAACGAAAAATGCATTGCTGGCCGAGCAACAGCTACTATTCCTGAAACATGCACACGATAAGTGGATATCGGACGGCGGCGCCGCTGGTCCTTTCGCGCATACGTTCGTGATGAACACGCCGGCGCGCATCAGCATCGGGAACCCGACGCCGCACACCTGGGTGTACACTAACGATGACCCGAATACGCGCTGGGTGGGCTACCAGACCCGCGTCGTGGAGAGCCTGGCGAAACTGGCCTGGCTGTCCCGCAGCGCGCCGGCGTGGGGAACCGCGCGAGGCCTGGCGTTTGACATGGCCATGAGCTGGATCGAGCGGATTAACGTCGTCTGGCCGAACCTGGACGGCTCTATCGCCGGTATGCCGACCGATTGGGATGACCCCCGCAAAGGTGCGCCGCAGACGCTGTACGAAGAGCCGCACGCCCCCGCGCTTATCCTGCGCGCCTGCCTGTGGCTGAAACTGTCCGGTTTGCTGTCCTCTGCGCAGCTGGCGACCGTTGAGGCGGTTGGCGGCCGCTGCTGGACCTACATCGAGAGCCGCTGGCGCACCGGGCAGACTGACGCGATGCGCCACACCTGGGCGAACGACAACCAGGAATGGTTTGGCTTCTGGCAGTTCGAGATCATCGCGACGATTGCCTACCTGCTGAAATACCCGGCGGGCATTCCTGGCAACATCAGCACAACAACCCTGAGAGAGCGCCTGGTGCAAACCAAGGGCTGGCTCGAAAACAACGTGAGGTAACTATGAGCCTGAAACTCACTAACAACGCCCGCAGCATTCTCGCTGTGTCCATCAGCGCCAGTGAAACCGTGGTCCGCGTGAAGGTTGGCCACGGCGTCAAGTTCCCGGTGCTGACCAATACGGATGACTGGTTCCCGCTGGCGCTGGAGGATGACTCCGGGAATATCGAGTATCTGCGCGCGACGGCCAGGGACGGGGACAGCATCACCGTGCAGCGGGGCGCCGAAGGATCCCAGGCCCGGGCGTTCACTGCCGGCGACCTGTGTGAGCTGCGTCTGACCGCCGGCGCCATGGACGAGCTGCAGAACGGCGCACCAAGCCCGTCAGTGGTGGGTGCGACCATCAGCGATGCGGTGATCTCTTCATGAGCACGCGCATAGCAGCGTTTTCCGGGGAAATTCCGCGCGTCATTCCCCGGTTGCTGGATAACAACTTCGCGCAGGTGGCGCAGAACACGAAGCTGGAGGACGGCTCACTGCTGCCTATCCGGCGGGCGCGGTACGTTCATCGCATGCCGATAAACTGCAAGACCATCTACAAAAACGGTGAGGAGTGGCTGGGCTGGGATCGTATCGTCCGCGTCGTGCCGGCGCCGGTGGCCGAGAACCGGCTTTATGTGACCGGTGACGGGAAACCGAAGGTGATCGCCAATGGCGTGACGTATGACCTGGCGGTGCCGCGTCCGTCCAGTCAGCTGACCATCAGCCTGGTTTCAGGGACGCCAGACCCGAAACTGTCCTCCACCATCCTCTACACCCACACCTGGGTAACGGAGCTGGACGAGGAATCAGAGCCGGCCACGCTCTCTAACGAGCTGCTGTGGAGTCCTGGCCTCGATGTGAAGCTATCCGGCTTTTCGGCGCCGCCGGCTGGCCGTGGCATCAACCGGATGCGCATCTACCGATCGCAGACCAGCGAAAGCGGGGCCACAAACCTGTATTTCATCCACGAACGCGCGGCATCCGCTGCCGATTTCGTGGATGTGGTGGCCGATAATCCCATCAATGAGGTGCTTCCCAGCTCCGACTATAACGCGCCACCGGATGACCTGCAGGGGCTGACTTCACTGCCGAACGGCATGATGGCCGCCTTTGTGGGCAAGAAACTGTACTTCTCCGAGCCGTACCGGCCGCATGCCTGGCCGGAAAAGTACATCCTGACCTGCGACTATGAGATCGTCGGCCTGGGGGTGTTCGGTACCAGCGTGGCCATCATGACGAACGGCTGTCCGTACGTCGCGCAGGGGACCGCGCCGGAAAACATGACGATGGACCGCCTCCGGGTGAACCTGCCATGCCTGAGCGCCAGCAGTATCGTGGACCTGGGCTATTCGGTGGCGTACGCCTCGACGCAGGGGCTGGTGACGATCTCGCAATCCGGAGCCGTTGTGGCGTCAGAAGGCATGATGACGCGTGACCAGTGGCGCCAGATGCAGCCGGAATCGTTCATCGCCGGCCAGTTCTCCGGCCGTTACATGGCCTCGTACGCCTATCTCGACGCTGACAACATCGAGCGGCGCGGCATCATCATTTTCGACCTGACCGGCGCGCAGTCGTTTCTGGTGCGGGCATCCGATAACGCCGACGCGATGTTCTTCGAAATCGGTACCGGCGTGCTGTACATCCTGCGCAACGGCCGCGACGTGTTCGAATGGGACGCTATCTCTCAGCCGTACGGGGAAATGTACTGGCGCTCGAAGCGGTTCGTGTCGCCAACCCTCTACAATTGGGGGGCGGTGCTGGTGGAGGGTGAGGACGCCACCAGCGACGAGCAAATCAAAGAGCGCATGGCGAAGAACGCGGCCACCCGGGCGCGTAATCGGGCGCGGATGAATGCCGACAACTCGGACGGCGCTCTTGGTGATGCCGCCCTGGGGGTGGTGACGTTCGCCGGCAGTCTGCTGGAGCCGGTGGAAGAAGAAGACCCGACGTTCTCCTGTACCATTTACGGCGACGGGAAGCCGCTGATCACGATTTACCAGCTGAACAAGATAGAGCGCCTGCCGGCTAAGCGCCTCTACACCACCATGGAAATCGAGATCCGGGGAAACCAGCGCGTAACGGGTATTTCGGTCGGCGGCACGCCCGAAGAGCTGGCAGGAGGTGGCTGATGGCGATATCCGATAGCGAATGGCTCAAGCTCAAGGAGATCGTTGAAGTCCTCGCCGGCATGCGCGGCGACAAGACGAAGGCGGCCATCCGGGCTGGCAGCTTCAATCCCCAGGAAACAGTGTTCGCGCTGCGGCAGCTGCAGGAGCAGATCGGCCGCATTCTGGCGGAGGTGGAAGAGGTGAATATCGCCGCCCCGACGCAGGGGCAGGTAACGGCACCGCCCACGGCTGCAGAGTTCAACGGGCTGGTGGCGGACGTGGCGGCTATCCACCAGCAATTAACTGCCCTGGTGAATGCCCTGACCGCATAGCTGCGCTGTATATCTGTTGCCCTTTTAACTATGATGTTGTCAAAAGGGCAACAGAGGTGAATCGTATGGGCAGCGTTGTCTATGAGGGCAAAGAAGAGCTGGTGGCATGGGCGAGCCAGGTCATCGGCTTTGAACCCCGTCCGGACGTGGTGGCCATCGGCTGGAGCGATGGCAAGAGGCTGCGTGCAGTAACGTTGTACGACGGCTTTTCGCAGTGTGACTGCAATATGCACATTGCCAGCGACGGAACGGGCTTCTGGCTGCGCCGGCCGTTCCTGCTGGCGTCCTTCGCTCACCCCTTTGTCCAGTGGAACCTTCGCCGCGTCACCGGCCTGGTGCCGGCGAAAAATACGGCCGCTCTGCGCTTTGACCTGCACCTGGGTTTCAAGCGCGAAGGCCTCATCCGTCATGCTCTTCCAGATGACGACATCATAGTGCTTGGGCTGCTGCGCGAGGAATGCCGGTACATCCCCCAGCAATACCGGAGATAACCACTATGCAGGTTGAGTTTTCACTCATCGCGACCCTGCTGGCGGCGGCGTTCCTCTTCACGCAGATGCGCCTGCAGCCCGCACTCGAATATGTCGGCTTCGACCCGGAACGCGATGACCGCGAACCGGAGCAAAAGCCATGGGAAGCCCTTTTGCTCTTCAAAAAGGGCGGCGGTTCGGCACCATCGCCAGACCCGGCGATCGGCCAGGCGGCGCTAAAAGAGGCCGAGCTGGGCGAAGAATGGCTGGCGTTCTCCCGCGAGCAGTTTGGCGTAGCGAACGAACGCCAGGCCGAGCAGGACAAGATCGCAAACGAGGTTACGCAGCAGCAGCTCGATGCCAGCAAGCAGGCGCAGCAGTGGGCCACTGAGGACCGCGACCGCTACAACAACGTCTACAAGCCGATGCAGGACGAGTTCATCGACACTGCAAAGAATTGGGACAGCGCAGAACGGCAGCAGAAGGTCGCGGACGAGGCGAAAGCCGACGTTCTTACCAACGCCTCTGAGCAGCGCGCGGCATCAGAACGCAATATGGCTTCCATGGGCGTCAGCCCGACCAGCGGTCGTTTTGCCGGTGTTGAACGAGCTGGCGAGCTGGGAACCACGCTTGCCGCTGCAGGTGCGCAGAACAATGCACGTAACACCGTCCGCAATCAGGCGGTGGCGATGCAGGCCGACGCTATCAACATGGGTAGCGGCCTCGCGGTAAACCCGGCTTCATCGCTGGGCCTTGGGGTTTCTGCCGGCAGCGCGGCCATGGGTACCACCTCCGCTAACAACGCCCAGGCTGCAGGAAACGCTGCGATCATGGGGCAGGGCTACAAGGGCGCCATGAGCGGCTACGGCAACCAGGCCAGCATTCTCAACCAGCAATACGGGAACCAGCTCAACGCCTGGCAGGCTCAGCAGCAGGCAAGCGCCAGCTCCACCGGCGCACTGGCGGGCGGCATCGGTTCAATGGTCGGTATGGGGATGATGGCATTCTAATGAAGAGCGTACTCGAAAAGCACAAGAAAATTGCCCTACAGGTATCCGGCGGCCGTGACTCGATGGCTTGTCTCTATCGGCTGCACGAAGAAGACCTGTTGCACCTGGTGACGGTCTACTGGCTGAACACCGGCGCCGCGTTCCCCGAAACGAAGGCCATTATGGATCACGTCCGGGAGCTGGCGCCGAACTTCGTTGAGATAGCCGGGAACCAGCCGGAGGTTATCGCCCGGTTCGGTATGCCGACCGATATCCTGCCGCGCACGTCCACGCCGATCGGCGTCGTGACCGGACAGTCGCCGGTGCTGATGCAGGATACCTATTCCTGCTGCGCCCGCGTCGTCATGGAGCCGATGCACCGGCGCATGCTGCAGGACGAAGTGACGCTGATTATTCGCGGCCAGCGCGCCAATGACGGCCACCGTTCGCCGCTTTCCTCCGGGGATACGGAGCTGGGTATCGAATATCTGTTCCCGATCGAGGATTGGACGGCCGAACAGGTCGATAGCTACCTGCGCGAGCAGGGCGCCCCGATCCACCCGGCCTATGAATTTATGACCCAAACGCCCGATTGCATGACGTGCTCAGGCTGGTGGGAAGACAATCGTGCTGCGTTTCTGAAAGCGCGGCATCCGGAGGCATACGCGGAGTATCAGCGCCGCCTCGACATTATTCGCGAGAACGTCGAGCCGCATATCTTCCGCTTCAACAAAGAGACAGGGGGCCAAAATGGCTAATACCTCGCTGGGCCTTGGCGCTTTCGCAAGCGGAATGGCCAACGGCATGCAGATGGGCATGAAGATGGACCAAATGAACAACAAAGAGAGTAGTGCGGACCTCGCGAAGAAAAACACCGAGGAGAATAACGCCATTATTTCTCTGGGTTCCCGACCTGGCGCCCCGGGCGCGCAGGCAACACCAGCCATCGGCACACCAGGACAGTCAGCTCAGGCGCCAACTGCTGCGCAGGGCGCCCAGCAGCCTGGCGCCGCAGGCGGTTCGCCGTGGTCTTTCATTGGTTCACTGTTCGGAGGCAGCAATGGCTAATTTCGGTATTGGGCTGGGCGCTTTCCTGAACGGCGTCGCGAACGGCGCCAACGTGATGTCGAACATCCAGGACTCCTGGTCCAAAAAAGAGGTTCGCGACATGCAGATCGCGGACATGAAGCAGGCCCGCGACGATAAGCAGAAGCTGCGTGATACCACTACGCAGGGCATGGCCGATGCGCGGGCGCAGACTGACGGCCAGCTCGATAACGTCATGAACTTCTACATGCAGAAGACCGCTCCGAAGATCGTGGAGCACTATCTGAGCATTGGCGACCCGCAAACCGCCAACGCCTACAAAACCTGGATTAATGACGCGAACGTGCAGCAGGGCGCGAAGTTCGGCGTCGGTATGATGCGCGCGGCCGCCATGAAAGACCTGGACGGCGTGGGCAAGTACATGATGCAGGCCTATAACCAGCCAGGCTATTTCGAGGACGGCAACACCGCTACCGGCTATACCATCCTCCGCAATGACAAGAACGAACCGACCGGGCTTGAAATCAACCTGAAAGGTCCGGACGGCAAAGAGTCAAAGCAGACGTTCAACAACATCGATGACGTTTATAAACTGGCAACAACCTTCGGCAATCCGCTGGAGGTGTTCAAAAATGGTGTTCAGGCCTATCAGAGCCAGCAGGCCCAGGCCGCGAAAACCCAGGCCGAGCTGGCGAAGGAAGGCCGGGAATGGAAGCGTACGGTCGCAGGGAAAGAGCTTGACCAGCAATACAAGCTGGAAGGGCAGAACAACGAGGCGCAGCTGAAGGCTGCAGCGGAAGCTGAGAAACGCCGCACAGGAGGCGACAGCAAGAAGGTCCAGGACGCCGAGGCGGTGGCCGGGTTCCTGAAATCGCAGGGTTACAGCGACGAGTACATTCGGCAGAACGCGCCGGCGCTGGTGGGTATTCAGAACCAGAGCCGTTCTATGTCCGCGCGTATTCAGGATGTCATCAAGCTGCAAACCGAGAACTCCCGAGAGTTCCGCAAGCTCACTCCTGACCAGCAGGTGCAGGAGGCCCGTAAGTTCATCGATATGATCGACCGTAACGCCCAGGGCGCTACGCCGACGGACGGCGGGGGTATGGGGCTGACGCCGCAAAGCGGCCAGACGCAGCAGAACGCGCAGCAGCCGGCGCAAACGCAGGGGCAGGGGCTTACGCCGTTCTACGACACCCGCACCAATTCCATTATTTATCGCTAAGGGGCTACCGTGGCTCAAAACGACTTCTTCACTACTGCAGCCGATCGCGCACTGGCTGAACAGCCATCATTTGGGTTGCCGGAGTTTGCCAAGACCGAACGCGCACCGAGCAGCATTCCCGCCGGCGGCGCGGTACCGTTCCAGGCCGCCTTCAATGCGGCCGCGCAGCGCTATGGCGTGCCGGTAAACGTGCTGATGGCGCTGGGGGAGCAGGAATCCCGCTTCAACCCGACAGCGCTGGGTGTGCCGACCAAATACGGCCGCGCGAAGGGGCTGATGCAGTACATCGACTCGACCGCTGCCGGCATGGGTATCAACCCGTATGACCCGGTGCAGTCCATTGATGCCGCCGCGCGGCAGCTGCGTGATCGCCTGGCGAAGGGGTATTCCATGCAGGAGGCCGTCTCCGCGCACTTTGCGGGCGACGATCGCAAGCAGTGGGGACCGAAGACTGCAGTTTATGGCCAGGAGGTGCTGGCGCGCGCAGAGAAGTTCCTGAACGGCGGCAAGGCCTCCGTCACGCAGCCGACGCCTGGCCAGCAGCAGAATGGCGTCCAGCCGTTCGATATGAGCCAGGAGCAAGAAGCGTACCCGGCCGCGCAGAGTGCCATGGAGAACATGGACCAGAACCGCCTGCGCACCCAGGCCTTGCTCGATGATATGAACAAGGAGGAGCCTGGCCGCTATCGCGCGCTTACTCCTGACGAGCTGGCGCAGCTGCAGCAACAGGCCCAGGGTCAGCAGAACCAGCAGCCACAGCAGAAAGTCGGGAACACCGACCCGACGCCGCTAACGGTACCGGGCGAGGTGCCGCAGGGGAACAAAGACGGCAATCTGCTGACCGATACCGGCAACCTCCTGTTGTCCGGACTGAACACGGCCGCCAAGGATGCCAAAGAGCTGGTCAGCCGTATCCCGTATGTCGGTAAGCCCATTGTCGATGCAGCCGACCGTTTCGACCGCTGGGCGAACGGAAAGGGATCCGAAGAAATCTTCAAAGAATGGGACAAGAACGTAGAGGCGAGCTTATCGCCGGAAATGGTTCGGTCCCGTAAAAGTGCCTGGGTGGTAGAGCCTGGCGACGACCTGGGGAACGGCAAAAAGGCAACCAGCTACAGTTTCGGTCCCGCCTGGTCTGACCCGCGTGCGTACATGTCCGGCATGCTGGAATCCCTGCCGGAAATGGCCGTAACAATGGGCGGAGCCGGTCGCCTTGCCAGTATGTCCTACAAAGCCGCACTGCGCGCTGGCGCTTCGCGTGAAGTGGCTGCGAAAGCCGCTGCGCGTACCGCCACCATTGCCGGTGGTCTGCTGGAAGGTGGCCTGGGTGGCGCTCAGTCTGCGCGTGAAGTGCGCGACGACATCAACAAGATGACGCCTGACCAGCTCAAGAACTCCGATGCGCTCAAGGCGATTATGGCGCAGGGCAAATCGTTTGAGCAGGCCCGTAGCGAGCTGGCAGAGGACGCGGCGACCCGCGCTTTCGTCGTTGCCGGCATCGGTACCGGGCTGTTTGGTGGTATGGGCGACCGCGCTATCGCGAAGGTTGTCACGAACCGCGCCGGCGGCCGTATCCGTTCCGCCATCACCGGCGCCATCGGTGAAGGCCTGTTCGAAGAGGTTCCGCAAAGCGTCCTGCAGCAGGGTGGCCAGAACTATGCCCTGCAGGAAGCTGACCCAAGCATTCCGCTGACGAAGGGTGTGGCCAACGCTGCCGGCGGTGGCCTGGCCATCGGCGCCACGATGGGCGCCGGCATCGGTGCAGCTGTTCCGCACGCTGGTACCAATGAAGTGAACCAGCAGCCGGCGGCCGCGCCGGTCGATACCGTTGACCCAACGCCGACCCCGGCGGAAGCCTCCGGACCTATTGGCCGTGCAATGCAACGCGGCGCCCCGGCTGCAGCTCCCGTCGAGACTCCGGCCGTTCAGACCGAAGAGGCTGCGCAGCCGGCACAGCCGACGCAGGCAGAACAGCCGGCGGCCAGCGCCAACGAATTCATGGGACCGGTAGGGGCGGCGACGACCGTCACGCCGAAAGAGGATCCTGCAGGAGCATTTGCCGGCACGGTCGAGCGCTATCAGGACGGCGATGTCATCGTGCGCGGTGAGGACGGTTCGGTTTACCAGTTCGGCCCTGGCGATGTCATTCCGCCGGACCTGCAGCAGGCACAGACCCAGCAGCAGGAGGCCCAGCCGGCAACCGAAACCGCCTCAAATGAGGGCGAAAAACCGGAAGTGGGTCGCGTCGTCGAGGAAGAACGACCGGCAACCAGGACGCTCGACCAAATGGAAGAGCCGGAGCTGCGCGAGCGTCTCAAGTACCTCGCACGCCAGGCGAAACAAACCGGGTGGGATAACCGCCTTATGGCCGAGCGCCGCAAAGTAGAGGCCGCTATCGATGCAAAAACCAAGCAGGCAGTTCCAGGAAATGACAAAGAGCAGGGCGCTCCGGTATCTGGTGAAAAACCGGCTGATAACGCGGGAGCAGCACGCAGCGACGTGGCGCGAGCTGAACCTGCAGCAGGGGAAACCGGACCCGCAGCTGTCACCGGAAATGAACAGGATATGGGAGCTGGTGGCGCTGCTGACGTGGCCAGCGCCGGCGATCGTTCACTGACCACCAGCCAGCCGGCCGCCGATGCGAAGGTGAAATGGTTCGGCACCGCTGAGAAGGCGCAGGCCTACATAGAGAAGAAAGGCCTGGGTGGCTCTCACGAAGTTCGCCCAGCCGGACGTTCTCGCTTCGAAGTTCAGCCTAAGGGCGAAAATGTCCAGGACGCACCGGCCGCAGCTGCAACCACGAAGGAGCTGACCGGTGCAGGGCCGCGCTATAACCGCGCGCGTAAGCTGGTGGGCGAAATCGGATCCGCTGTGTCCCCGTCTGGTGACGTTGGCACCAGCGTGAAGGCTGGCCGCAAATATCGCATTTCCCGTATCGAGAAAAACGGCATCGTTCACCTGGTCGATCAGGAGAGCGCCGATAGCGCCCGTATCTCCGTTGCCGAAATGGAAGCAGCGCGCTCGCGCAACGTGGCCTGGAATAAGGTTGCCGAAACCCAAAGGCAAAAAGAGGATGCCGCCCGCGCTCGTTATGGTCTGGAGCCGCAGGAGTTCATCGACCGCAACCTGGGCGAAATGGTTCAAACCGCGCAGGACGAAACCGAGCGGGCGCTGGCGACGGCCAAGGACGTTCAGGACGGTCTGGATGGCCTCATCGATGATGTCCGGAAGGATGCAAATGCCATCGACGGCGAAGTCGTTGCCCGAAGTGTTGCTGAAACGGCATCGTCAGCACCGAAGGGGCAACAAAGGCTGACGGATGAGAGCCGCGCCACCCGGCCGGACGTTGTTGGGGAAATCTACTCGCCAACGGAGGACATTGCCCGCACTGCAAAAGCGGGTCGCAACTACGAGCTGATCGAGAAGGGCGCCAGCGGTTATATCCGTCTGCGTGACGTGGAATCCGGTGCCGAAATGAACATCCCGGCCGGCGTTCTCCAGCAGAACGAAGGCAACTGGATTGCCCGGAACGCCGAAGATTCCGCACCAGGAGCGGCAAAAACTGAGCCACAAACGGCCGAAACTGCAACAGATCAGCCCGAAAGTGCATCAGAGCAGGCCAGAACCTCAGAAAACGCGCCCAAAACTGAATACGGCGCAACCAACAAACTGGTATCGCAGGACCGCGCGGCCGAGCTGCGTAAGAAGCTGAAAGCCAAATTCAGCCAGCTCAACAGCGGCCTGGATCCGGAAATCCTGGCCATCGGTACCGAGCTGGCCGTGTTCCACCTGGAAGCCGGCGTGCGCAAGTTCGCTGACTTCGCCCGCACCATGGCCTCAGATCTCGATGTGCCGCTCAACCGCCTGCGCCCATATCTGCGCAGCTGGTACAACGGCGGCCGCGATATGATGGAAGACAGCGGTATATCCATCGAGGGTATGGACAGCCCCGAGACTGTTCGTGCCGAATTAGCTAAACTGAATACCGAAGAACAACCGCAACCTGTCTCGCAGCCGGCTGGCTCGCTTGATGACATGGTTGCTCAATTTGACCGCGAGGTAACGACCGATGAACCTAAACGTCTGGATCAGCCAGGCCAGGGACCACTGGAAGGAATTCCAGCCGACCCTGTTCAAAGAGCTGAAAGCCAAGAACCAGCTGGGGAACGCGCTGCGCGACGCAGCGGAACGGACACACCAGGAAATGAGCGAGCTGGAAGCCCAGGGATTCAGCAACCACGAAGCCTGGGAGATGACGCGCGAGAAGTATCTGTTCCCGCCGGAAGAGGCGAGCCTGCAGCAGCCGGACAGCGAAACGAACCCGGCAGCGAAACGGATGCAGGACGTAATGGCGATAGTGAACGCGCCGTACGAAGAGAGCGAAACCGACCTGTAGCCGGTACGGTTGCCGAGGATCGCCCCGTTGGTGCATTCACCATCAACGCGGACGAAATCGGCAAGGGCGGCGACAAAACGAAGTATCGCAATAACGTTGCCGCTATCCGCCTGCTGAAAGAGCTGGAAACGGCCAACCGGCCGGCGACCCGCGAAGAGCAGGCGATCCTTTCTAAATACGTTGGCTGGGGAGGCCTGCCGCAGGCCTTCGAACGCACTGACGGCAGCGCCAATAAGGGCTGGGAAAAAGAAGTCGCGGATCTCAAGGCGCTGATGACGCCGGAAGAGTACCGCGCCGCGCAATCCTCCACGAAGAACGCTCACTACACCAGCCCGGAGATCGTCTCCGGGATGTGGGATGCCATGCGCCGCCTGGGCTTCACCGGTGGCCGCGTCATCGAGCCGTCCGTGGGCGTCGGCAACTTCTTCGGCCTGATGCCGGCAGACGTTCGCGCCGCTTCTGCGCTTCATGGCGTCGAGCTGGACCACATCACCAGCGGCATTGCGACCCAGCTCTATCCGGAGGCGAAAATCGCCCGGATGGGGTACCAGGATTACGTTATCCCGGATGGCTATTTCGACATCGCGATCGGCAACCCGCCGTTCGGTGCCGATAAGCTGTACGACGGCCGTCGCAAAGACCTGTCCGGCTTCAACATCCACAACTACTTCTTCGCCCGCTCCGTCGATGCGCTGCGCCCTGGTGGCGTCCTGGGCATGGTGGTGACGAACCGCATGCTGGATAGCGCCAGCGATAAGGCCCGCCAGTACATTGCCGACCGTGCCGACTTCCTGGGCGCCATTCGTCTGCCGAACAACGCGTTCGCGAAGAACGCCGGTACCGAGGTGACGACCGATATCATTTTCCTGCGCCGTCGCGCGGAAGGTGAGGCGCCGGCCGGTGCGCAGTGGATGAACACCGTGGACTATACCGACAAGGAAGGCCGCACGGTGCCGCTGAACGAGTATTTCGCGGCCAACCCGGACATGATGCTGGGCGACTTCGGCGCCTATGGATCGATGTACCGCGAAGGCGAGCCGGCGCTGGTGGCCCGGGAAGGGCAGAACACCGCCGCCGAGCTGGCCAAGGCAATCGCCCGCCTGCCGGAGAACATCATTACCCGCGTCGAATCGGTCAAACCGGAAACCCGCGCGACCGTCGCGGCCGAAAATGCCCGCGTAGGCTCCATGTTCCTGGACGGCGACCAGGTGATGATCCGCCGCGATGACGTGATGGGCGAAAGCCAGGGCGAAGCCGTATCGTTCCCGAACGAGAAAGCCCGCCAGCGCGTCACCGGCATGATTGGTCTTCGCGACCACCTGGCCGACCTGCGTAAGCTGCAGCTCGACCCGCGCGCAGACGAAACCCGCATCGAGGCCGCTCGCGGCCGTCTCAACCAGGTCTATGACGCCTTCGTGAAGGAGTTTGGCCCGGTAAACCTGGACGCGAACAAGCGTCTATTCCGCGACGATCCGACCTGGCCACAAATCTCCGCGCTGGAAGAGGGATTTGACAAGGGTATCTCTGCCGCCGTGGCGAAGAAGACCGGCGAGGAAGCCCGGGCGCCGAGCGCCTCGAAAGCGGCGATCTTCTCCAAGCGTACGCAGTCGCCATACTCGCCGCCGACCAGCGCCAGTACGGCAAAAGATGCCCTGGTGACGGCGCTGGCCGAGCGCGGCCACGTCGATATGGCCATGATGAGCGAGCTATACGGCAAATCGGAGGATGAGATTGCCCGCGAGCTGGGCGACCTGATTTTCTCCGACCCGAATAAGGGCTGGGTGACGCGCGACGAATACCTGTCCGGCAATGTGAAAGCGAAGCTGGCGCAGGCCCGCGAACGTGCGCAGACCGATCCGGCCTATGCCCGCAACGTCGAGGCGCTGGAGGCGGTGCAGCCGAAAGACATCGAGGCGGTGGACATCAGCGTGAAGCCTGGCGCCAGCTGGTTGCCGGCCGACACGATGGCCGCGTTCGCGAACCATATCGCGGAAACCACCGACGCGAAGGCCTTCTACAACCCGGTGACGGCAAAATGGTCGTTCCCCGGGCTGAATGCCAGCGCTGCAGCTGCTGCGCGCTTCGGTACCGGCCGCATGGATGTGAAGAGCATCATCGAGGCCGCTGCCGCGCAGAAGTCCCTGCAGGTCTACGACAACCACCCGGACGGCTCGCGTACGCTGAACGAGACAGAAACGCAGCTGGCCAACGACAAGGCGAACGCCGTACGCGAAGAGTTCGGCCGCTGGATCTGGTCCGAAGACGCCCGCCGGCAGACGCTGGCCCGCCTCTATAACGACCAGTTCAACACCGACGTGCCGCGCGTGTACGACGGCTCTCACCTGACGTTCCCGGGCAAAATTAGCGACGACATCATTCGCCTGCGCCCGCACCAGGGTAATGCCGTCTGGCGCATCGTGCAGGGCGGCTCGACGTTGACCGACCACGTTGTCGGCGCCGGCAAGACCTTCACCCTGATCGCCGCGGCTATGGAGCTGCGCCGCATGGGACTGGCCCGCAAGCCGGTATTTGCGGTGCCGAACCACCTGGTAGGGCAGTGGGCGGCCGACTTCGTGAAACTGTACCCGGGCGCCAACGTCCTGGCCGCGACGAAGAAGGATTTCGAGAAGGAGAACCGCAAGCGCCTGTTCGCCCGTATCGCGACCGGCGATTGGGACGCGGTGATCGTCGCGCACTCCTCGTTCGGTAAAGTGCAGGTTGACCCGCAGGCTGAGGCTGAGTTCATCCAGGAGCAGATTGCAGACCTGGAGGCCTCTATCGAGGCTATCCGCGAGGCAGAGGGCCGCAGCAGCCGCAACGTGAAAGACGCGGCCAAGCGCCGCGACGCACTGCAGGAGAAGCTGAAAGCCCTGCTGGATACCGAGAACAAGGATGATTCCCTGTACTGGAACGAGCTGGGTATCGATGCGCTGTTCGTGGACGAGGCGCACGAATTTAAGAACCTGGCTTACTCCACCAGCATGCGCAACGTCGCAGGCCTGGGCGACACCAAAGGCAGCCAGAAGGCCATGGATATGTTCATGAAGGTCCGCCAGGTGCTGAAAGCCACCGGCGGCCGGAACGTCGTGTTTGCGACCGGTACGCCGATCTCGAACACCATGGCAGAAATGTACACCATGCAGCGCTACCTGGATTACGACACGCTGCAGGCGCAGGGGCTGTCGCACTTCGACGCCTGGGCGCGCATGTTTGGCGAGGTGGTGACGGATTGGGAGCTGTCGCCGTCCGGCAAGTACAAGATGAACAGCCGCTTCGCGAAGTTCGTCAACATGCCGGAGCTGATGCAGCGCTACACGTCGTTCGCGGACGTAATCAACCGCGATGACATCAACCGCCAGCTGGCCGCCCAGGGCAAAAAGCTGCCGGTGCCGAAGGTGGCCGGCGGCAAGCCGACCAACGTTGTGGTGCAGCGCAGCCAGGACCAGGCGGACTACATCGGGGAGCCGGTGAAGGATGCCGACGGCAATGACACTGACCAGTACCCGCGCGGAACGCTGGTCTGGCGTTCGGAGAACCTGCCGAAGCGTCCGGAGAAGGGCGCCGACAACATGCTCAAAATCATGTCTGACGCCCGTAAAGCGGCGCTGGATATGCGTCTCATCGACCCACGCTATCCGGATCACCCGCACAGCAAGGTCAACGAGGCGGCTGACCGCATCCTGGGGCATTACCAGAAGTGGCACGACGATCGCGGCACGCAGCTGGTGTTCATCGACCTGTCTACGCCGAAGAACGCGAAGGCCGGCGAGGCCGCACGGCTGCGCGACCTGGCCGAACGCGCCGACAACGGCGACGAGGACGCGATCGCCGCGCTGGACAAAATCAGTCCGGACGAGCTGCTTGCGCTGGAAAGCGATTTCTCCGTCTACGATGACCTGAAACAGAAGCTCATCGCCCGGGGCATCCCGGAGGCGGAAGTCGCGTTCATCCACGACGCCAAAACCGAGCTGCAGAAAGAAGAGCTGTTCGGCAAGGTCCGCACCGGCCGCATCCGCGTGCTGTTAGGCTCCACCGCGAAGATGGGCGCCGGCATGAACGTGCAGGATCGGCTGGTGGCGCTGCATCACCTGGATGCACCGTGGCGCCCGTCCGACCTGGAGCAGCGCGAGGGCCGCATCATCCGCCAGGGTAACAGGCTGTATGAGCGCGACCCGGAGGGCTTTGAAGTCCATATCGAGCGCTATGCGACCAAGCAGACGCTGGACAGCCGTATGTGGCAGACCATCGAAGGGAAGGCGAACTTCATCGAGCAGGTACGCAAGGGCAATACCGGCGTACGCGAGATCGAGGACGTGGGCGGCGAGGCGGCCAACGCGGCCGAGATGAAAGCGGCATCGAGCGGCAATCCGCTTATCCTGGAAGAGATGACCCTGCGCCAGCGCATCCGTCGTCTGGAGAACGAGCGCACCGGCCACGACCGCGAGCAGTTCAGGATCCGCGATAGTATCCAGTACCAGCAGAAGCGCGCCGTCTATGCCGAGCGTGAACTTGCCGACCTGCGTAAGGACGTGAAACGCGCCCAGCCTGCAGAGTTCGCCATGACCATCGGCAACGAGACGTTCGATAAGCGTAAGGACGCCGGCGAAGCCATCCTGGCCGCTGCCGCGAACATGGAGCAGAACGGCATCGCAGAGCAGGATATCGGCAGCTATGGCGACTTTACCCTGCATCTGTACCGCCTGAGCGCAGAACAGTACGAAATTACGGTGCAGGGCGCTGGCGCCTATACCGCGAAGTTCGGCCTGGGTGCGGATCCTGTCGGTACCGCGATGCGCGTCACCAATGCCGTGAAGGATTTGGGCGGCGCCATCGAGAAAATGGAGCAGGCTCGCGACCAGGCGCAGGCGACCGTTCCGAAACTGCAGGAGCAGCTGGCCGACTGGCCGAAGGATGCCGAGCTGAACGAGGCCCGGACCCGTCACGGCGAAGTGCTGGATCAGCTGAAACCGAAGAAAAAAGA